ATCTTGTATTCAAGCCGCAATTTCTTGTAATGTATCAAAAGCTGTTGGAGCATCTGCTACAACTTTTGCAACTTCTTCTGCCGCAATTGCGCGAGCCGTTTTACCGGTATCCGAACCTATGAAAGTGGTAACAACTGATTGTAGTTCACTTAAATCAACCGCTGCTCAAGTGCCATCCCCTCGCAAAAACTTATTGTGGTCTCCAGCAACTGGAGTTGGTACTATACCAGAAGAGCCGTCCGCATTTTCCGTAGCCCCAACCATTGTTTCTGCTATTGCGGAAAAGTCAGATGAAGTTCATTTTTGAGTTACATCATCATAGACTAAAATATCTCCAGTATTTAAGCTCCCGTTATTAATTTCAATATCTCCAATATCTGCTAAAGTAGATACTCCAAATACTGAACCAGTTATTTCTTTTGTTCCAAGATATACCTTTGCTTTATTATCATTCTCACTAAAAATAAAATAAAGTGTATCATCATTCTTTTGCAAAAGGTCTGCATACGCTTGCGGCGAGCCTCTAAAAAACTGGACATAATGAACAGCCATAAAAACTCCTCCTTTCTAAAAGAAAAGAGAGTAATTTTTAATTACTCTCTTAATTGTATATATAAATCCCCTATTTTTCCATTGTTATCATCAGGATTTTCAAGTCCTCAAGTTACTCTACTATTATCATAAATAACTCTATTATCATTTAAAACCAATGAACCAGAGGAGTCTTCTGTTAAAATATTGTTTTCTCCAATTTGTAAAGAAGAAAATTTTAGTCCATTTTTACTAAGGGTTAAAACTCTATAATCTTCAATATTTGGAGTCACCAATGTCCATTTTATTTCTCTTATTTCAGAACATCTTGCAAAATCAGCTTCTGAACAAATTAAAAAGAACGTTGAATCTGAAGAACTTACTCTTCCTACATAAGCATTTCTTCTAAAACTAACAGATGCCTTATCTACTGCTGGGAAAATTGGATTTTGATTAACTGTGGCACCCAAAACAACAGAGGCTTTTATTAAGAATTTTACATCTGTTTTACTATAACCAAAAGCAACATCATCTGAAGAGTTATATTCTTTAATATCTTTATTACTGTCTATTTCTTCTTTTAATGAAATTTCTGTATTTAAAACATAGTAATCATTACTTTCCATGTTTTGAGGCCATAAATATTCTCCCTGATAAATTAAGAAACCTCTCAAATATTCAGGCCCAGCAGAAATTAAAGATTGATTTATAATACTATCTGAAAAAGTACAGCTTTGAGGGATAAAAGTATTTGTTTCAGCATTTTTTGTAAAAATTAAAAAATCTCTTCCCGGAATTTCAGAACTGTTTGAAATTTTAGTAAAATACAAATTTTCATCTTCAGAATAAATATTTTTTAAATAACTTGTAATATTTGGTCGAGTTTCATTAGCATCAAAGTCTATTCCTGGTTTTAATGTAACAAGTTGGCTATTTCTAAATTTTACATAAGAAAAACCTGGATTCGCAGGCAATTTATAAAGATTTGAAAAATAAAGTTTTCCATATATTTCTTCTTGTGGCTCTGATGCGCTAAAAGAGGTCATGGCCAATAACTGATATTTTCCATCTACTTTTCTGTAGTAATAATATGCAGAGTTATTTACCTCTTCACTAGTTTCAATTCTTTCTAAATAAACAGAGTTTGGAATTTTTTCATTTTGAATTCTTTCATCTGATGGATTTCATACAGTATAATTTTCTCCATTTACATTTCTAACTAAATCAAAACTATTATTAATTCTTGCTTCGCCTTCAACAGAACCAGTGACAGTATTTCAATGACTTTCATAAGACTCTCTAGTTTTTCTGTATCCAAGATATAAAATATATCTTTGCATAGCTTCATTGAAACTATCTGCATCTTCTCTTCATTCTGCTAACTGAGTTCTTGCATCATCTAGTTTATAATAAATGTTTCCATATTCTCTCATACTATCTAATAATGCAATATAGTTTGCATTACTAACTTTTCCATATTCATCTCATTCTGCCTTATAATCATTTAAATTTGCATAAAGACGAATCTCATTGTCAGAAAGTAAAACTAATTCTTCTGAATTTGGATAAATAGCACTTTCTCCATTATTTATTACATATTTTTCATAAAGACTTGGACCCTCTCCTGAGCCTAAGACAGTTAAGCCTCCAGACCCAATAGAAATACCATTTCCAGGGTTGTTTGCCGCATTACCTATATATAAATCTTCATTAGCTGTTAAATAATAATAATCATAATTTAAATCATTTTCGTCTTCTTTATCACTTTGAGTTACAATCACAATACTGTCATCGCTTGAAGAAGGATCATCTTCAACATTAAAAGTAAAAGTATCTATTTTCTGGAAATTATTATCTCCATCAAGTATATAATAATCTCCTGTCGTAACAGTATTTAAAACATCTTTTGTAACCTTACTCTTTCCATATTCAACATCATTATCTAAAAATCTAATCGCGCTTGTTTTATATACAGAACCATCATAAACAATTCCTTGAGATTCTGTTAAATCTTTCTTTTCTTCTTCAGTAGCTCTTTGCGCAAAGACTAAACGGGCACTCATTTCATTATTTTCATTTTCTACTGTTCTAATTAAATGAGATTTTGCTTCTGTTTGATAAGTGTTTCCTAAACTACGAATTACATCATCAAGAGTATAATAAGGATAATCGGCTTCCCTTCGCTCATCTACCGCATCACTACCAAAGACTTGTTTCATGATTGTGGCATCATCTGGATTAGAAACATCTCAAACAATATCATTTCTTAATTGCTCAGACAAATTATTTATTTTGTCTTTTAACTCATTAAATAAACCCATTATTGTTTCTGGGTCTCTTGACTGAGGGTCTCCAAAATTAAATTTTTTATATAATTCTGCTAGAATTTCTAAAATACTATCTCCAGCAAGAACATTTCTTAGTTCATAAGTATAGCCATCTAAATAATATAAATTTTCATTATCTTTATTTCCTTCAGCAACAGTAGTTCTTTCATAAACATTCTCACCAGTTTTCTTAAATACAGAAACATTTTCGGGAACTTTAGAAATAGTTCCTGTGCTATCTATTGTAAAACCAGACCCTTCAGTATTAATACGTTTAAAATTACTAATTTTTTGAACATATTTTAAGCCGAAGAAATCAGCTTTGTCTACACCATCTGAAGAAGGGATTGCAGTTTCTGGAATAATATAGTTATTATTATACCATACTCTTAATTGATCTTGTTTTTGTGCCTCACCTTCAATAGCATTTCAATTCTGCGCAGAAGCGCCAACTGGTATTGCACCTTTTCCTAGATATAATTGAATTAAATTAATTAAACCACCCACTGTAGTAGGGTCAAACTGTTTTTTTACAGTAGCTCAATCAGCCTCTGTCATCAAATCAACATCTTTTGTGGTGTAATTACCAGCTTCATTGGTGCCGGAAATATGAACTGTCTTTCCATAGAAATTTAAATTTGTTTTTCTGGTAGTGTCATCTCCGTTACCACCATAAATTAAATCTCAAAAATTATTTAAAACTTTTTTAAAACCAGGTAAGCTAAAAGCAAATTCTAAAACATCATTAGGCTGGTCTGCATCAGAGCGATATCCACCACGAGTATTCTGATATCTTTCTGAAAGATTTGGGTCTCTTATTTGCCGAATTTCAACTGAGTCATTTCCCAAATCATCCACTTGCGCACTTGTAAGTCGAGTTGTTTCATTTACAACAGGGTCATTTTCATTAATATTAACGGTACCTTTGACTTTTCAAGGGTCGGGAATTTTTAAAAAATAGTTTGTTAAAGAACTCATTTTTACCTGTGGCTTTTCAGCAGGTCCAATTGCCCATCCTGTCAAAGTTGGCATTTTTGAATTTAATCTAGCAACTAAAAGGTACTCTTCTTTATTGCTGTTTACAATTTTTTGTCAAACAGTCGCATCATAGTCGCCTCCATAATACTCAGTATCAATTTCCGCATTTGCAGCCCTAATAACTGCTTCTTCAGTTGAAACATCTGTTTCCAATTCTTTTGCACCTTGAAATTTTACAAATTTATATTGAGTAAATAAAGCTTTATATCTAGTTACTTCTTCATTATTTTCATCTGTATATGTTTCTGCCGCAGCCTCTTGTTGATGAGGACTATTCTTTTTAGAATATTGATAGTAAACTATATATGAAACATCGTTTGAAGTTTCTATTGCTGTAACTAACTGAAACCCATCTGTAGGCAATTTTTCATCAAGCTCATCTTCATAATAATAAGTATCATCACTTAATTTTTTTAGAGTAAAATAATTTCCACTTATTTTCTCCCCAACATAGCCAAGTTCGCTAGAAGCATTACCTTGTTCAGGGTCTAAGTTATAGTCTACTAAAACAAAACGGCCAACAAAAACACCATCTGTTACATTTTGAAGATCAGACGTATTACCAATAGCAGAATCCATTGCAAATCTATTTGAATAAATTCTATCAAATTGAAACTGAGCTTTTGTCATATCTTCTCTAATATTTCCATAAAAACTCATCTAATCTTCCTCCTCTCTCACTAGCATATCCACAATGAGGTACGCTCCATCATTATCCTTTATTCTTTCCATTGAGATTCTATTAAAAACCAAGGACTCAATAGTAATATTATCTTCTAAAGATATTTCATAAATACCCGTCACACCAACAGTAATAGGATATTTAGAACCATTTAAATAAAATTTGGTCCCCGGTATTGTTTGAATCCCAAGCTGAATAATAGAAGATTTAGTGGGGATTTTTTCTCCTTCCCCACTAAAATCTGTAAATGCTTTTGCACTTGGACTTGCGGTTGTCGAAGCCGACCAGTCCTCAAACGTTGCCCCAATAGGTCAATTTAAAGGATTGTTATCGTTATAATAACGAAATTGAAAAATATCTCTTGCCATTTTTCTTTTATCCTTTCTTTTCATTCTCAAAATATTCTTTGATAATCTCGTCAAGTTTTATTGAAGCCTCAGCTTCTTTATCTCCTCTGTTCGCATTATCAATATATAAAATATATTCTTTTTCTTCTTCAGGTAGACCTTCTTGACCATCCTTTTCTTTTACTGCAATACGAATATCTCTATCTTTTTCTGGTTCATTTTTACCTTGTGTAATGTAAAGAATGCCATCTTTAGTTTCAGAGTCTTCTTTTACAGATATAATAAATTCTGGATTTTGAACTTCTAATAAATTCTGTTGAGAAGGACTTGTATCTATAACAGTAGTCATATCTAAAGGATTGCTTTCGCCAACCAAAGAATTAGAAGAATTCATTAATTTTGTTGCGGTTAAAGACATTTGCCCCTTTGGGTCAAGAGGAATTGTAAATTGTTTTATTACATAATATCCACTAACTCCAGTATCATTGTCTTTTATCAACGCAACTGTATTCGGTTCAAGGTAATAAATAGGAATCGTAGATGAAAAACTAACAGATTCTGTACAATAAGTATAATCGCTTAGCCATTCTTTTAAAACATCTATTGCGCTCTTGCCTTGTGCGCTCATAGTAAACCAACCCATTTTATCGTCTGAAACCTGAAGATAAACATAACCAGGTTTAACTCAATTCTGTTCTTTTAAGCTTTCTTTATCTATATCTTCAGACGACATCCTATAAATTACATTTGGAATTTCTCTATAATAAATGGCTTTTACTTTATTATCATTAACCGCTTTTGACCTTGTTCCTATATTTGGAATTGAATATCTGTTTATTTCTCCATAAGAATCTAAAAAATCAAATCAAAAATGAATTGCTTGAGGATTATCTTGTATATCCTCTCTCCACCCCAATGAATTGTACTTATAGGTATTTCTTCATATTGGGTCAGTTTTACTAAGAAAGTGGTCTTTTATTGCAAGACATGGATTATAAATTTCCCTTCAATAACTAATTATTTTTTGTTGATTTATAGGAAAACCTCCACTTGTTTTTGCTGAAGCTTGAACTTTATGTCTTGAAGCCATTTCAAAATCTTGATAATACTGCTCATACCCCGTTCAACCTGTTGGATAATATGAAACACCATTTTCCATTAAATTATTTTGAGCTACTCTTTGCAAAAAATCATCTTCTTGAACATGTGCTCTATAGTCCATTGCCATTTGATAAATAATTTCTCTTCAATCTACAACAAAAACAATATCTTTTTCTTCCTGTTTTTTATAAGGCACATCTGAAGACGCTAAAAAAACTAGATTATAGTCTTGTCCAGTATCTTCTTCTTCTGCTATATAATAAGCAAAAGGATGAGAATATATATCATCACTTCTTCAATCTGGAATAATGTAATCTCCAAGTTCTGTTTTTATATAAAAATTTCCTTCAATAAACCTTTCTTTTTCTTCTGTTGGTATACCAGATTTTTTTGGAGAAAAACTACCTTGATATTTATAAGATATTTTTTTATAAATAAGACTTTGACTTTCATCATCATAATCTACTAAATCACTATATCCTATAATTCGATACATTAAAGGTCGGTGGTCTATTGCATATCTGATATGAATTGGAACAGAAGATCCAGCTTCTTCTTGAACCCCTCAAACAGAAAAGTCATTTTTTAAATTCGAAAGATTTGGAGTATTTTGAAATGAAGAAATTAGGTAATCATCTTCAAAACGATAAACTTCTCTAGATGTTTGCAAAGCATTATTAGCATAAGTTTCTGTTGAAAAATTATGCTCTCCATTTATAGAGTTTCAAGAAACATCTACATAAGTCTTTTTCTTCTGAAAAATAAAACGACCATCTACATCATAAAAATACTCAAAATTACCCAACATTTGAACTAATTTATCTAACATTTGAGTTAGTGTTGAACCAACATTAAGAATTAATTCTCCTGCATATGTGATGTCTGTTAAACGATACCCAACAACAGACCCCTTTTCTGCTTTAAAAACTGTGTATGCGGCATTGGTTTCGTCTCCCACTAAACAAACACGAGAAGCAACACTCTGAAAGTCTTTTCCAATGGTCGAATCGTCTAAAAGCGGGTCATAGGTACCACCGATTTCAGCATTTTCTAAATCCCTAATTTTAAAAACTGTATTAGGGAATCCTTCAAAATATACATCTACATCATCTTTTTCAAAATACATCTGTTTAACTTCTCTCGCTCCAGAAGTAGTGTCAACTGCATTTTTAGTAATAAAAAGATAAAGCGGATTATCTCCTTGATATTCTAGCAATTCAAGACCATAATCATCTAAATCATTAACAACAATATTATGTCAAGGTTCTCTAGCCCAGTCATGAACGGCATTTAAAACTATATCTTTAATAGGGAATTTCTTTCTTACTGTCGTCGCTGTCGCGCCAGAGTATTCTACCTCATATATTCCCGCAAAGTCAACACCTATTTGAGTAATAACTCCTCCAATGTCTCCATTTAATAAAGACATTTTATCTTTTCCTTGAATTGAAATAGTATAATTATTTAAAGAAGTTGAAATATTATAGCTTGTAATTAAGAAAATTCCCTGTTTAAATCAAATAATTTTGGGGTATTTTTCATCAATCTCATTTTCTAATCCTATTTCTAATTTAAATTTTGAATTTAATCCTCAAATATAGTTAGACATATTTAAATCTTTTGCAACCATAGTTAAAGAACAAGTTCTTCTTACAACAGAAGTGCCATCTACAGAAATGGAACCGCCAGTAACCCTTCCAGTAATTTCTTCTTTTGGATTTTCATTAAAATCTAAAACAATTATTTTTGCATGAATGTTATGGTTATGATGCAAGTCTAAATTTCTTAAAAAAATTTTGTCATGTAAAGGATTCTTCATATTTTATTCCTCCTCTAATGAAATTCATTGATCATAATAACCTTGTAACGTATTTACTAAATTTTCTTTTTTTAGCTCTATATCCTCAATAGAGGGATTACTTGGAGTTCAATTATTTAAAGCTTTTTCATAATCTATTGTAGCCTTATAAGCATCAGATTTAAAGTATTTTGAAGCTTGATTTTGAAAAACATAAGTCAAATGAAGGTTTTGATAAAAACAATCTGCATAAACACCATTTCCAAAACTAATTGAAACAAAATCTTCATTTGGAATCAATTCTTTTAGCTTATAGTTTTCAATTTCTCTTAAATCTATTTTTGTACTTTGTCTTTTTGTTACAATAGTAAAAGAAGGGTCTCAATCTTCTTTTTTAATTAATTTATTTGTTCTTGCATCATAAAGGTAATCTAAAAGATTTTCATAATAAACATTTTCACTATCTTTAGTTTCTTCATAATACAAATCATTTTGTCAGAACAAATCTCCAGAAAGTCTATCAATATTATCCATTTTTTCTTGTCTTGACACATAAAATGCATCTGCACTTTCCCTTTGTGTTACGGTTGATGTTTGGCCCAAACCACCCACATCAGCCATTTCAGCATTTGGGTCTTGTTTTTCTGGAATTACAACTCTTTCTACTCCGTGGTCTAAAGGTAAATGCTCTGGACGCACAAAGCGAATATTGTATAAAGCATTAGGAACTAAATTATATTCAGAGTTTGTGTCTTTAAAAACTTGATACCTACAATCTCTATCAAAATATAAAAGAGGTTTTGCATTATCTGGCATATAATTTTCTTCATTTGTTAAAGATATACTTCCAAACGGATCCGGCAATGTGCCATCTTTTGTTAATGTAACATATAAATTTACAATATCTTTTTTGTGAACATTTAGTAAATTAATTTTTACTGGTCGTTCTGCAATATTTGATAAATTATTTGGAAAATTGGTTGGACTATCTAATATTTGCGCGCAGGCTTGAGGGTCTACCTTTTCTCCAGAAATAGAATCAAATCCTGTTGTAGAAGTTGCTTGATAGTAGATTTGCGCATCTCCTTTTAAAACTCTTTCATAAATATTTGTATAAACTGTTCCTGTTTTAAATGGAATTTCATAGTTTCCACTTTTTTCTGGTAATAAAATTTGCAAACCCTGAATTGGGTTAATATCTTTTACAGTATATGCACCTGTTTTTCCTATCGTAATAATTCTTTCACGATCTTTAGAAAAAATTACTTTAAATTGTGTACCAGGTAAAATATCTCTTAAGTCTATTCTAGTAATAGGGCCTTCATAACGAGAAAACCATTTTGGAACTTTAGCTTCACCAATTTCTATTTCCACAGAATACCTTAAAATATCTTCCACCCCTGTTAATTTATGATTATTATCATAAACCGCATAATTTTTTAACTGAACCGTTTTTACCTTTTGACTCATTGTATTTAAACTTGTAGGAATTGAAATAATTTTATGTTTAACCAAAGTATTATAAGATACATCATCTGCTTCATAAGCAGTTGAGTTAAATGTATGAATCATTCTTCCTAAACTATCTGTTGGAGTTAAAGAATTTTCCATTAATCGCACCAAATAATTTCCTTCTTGAGGCGATCTAAATAGCTTCAACTTTCCATCATTTAACCAATCTAAAACTTTTAATTTAAACAATCTTTCTGATTCAATGTTCTTCCAGCTTAAATCAGTTTCAGTATAATTATATAAAGAACTCACTCTATTTGGAGTTTTTTCTCTTGTTTGATTTCTATAAGGTCTTTCAATTGAATCATAAGAAGTAAAAAGTTCATCATCATCCATTAACATAGAAATTAAACCAGAAATAGGAAAAGTTTTATAGGCCACCATCGCATTTCTCAAAAAGAAAGGATATTTACTTCCTATAGTATCCACTTTAGCTTCAAAAATTTGTGTTTTAAAAGATGAAACTTTTGGATTAAACTTTATTTTTAACTGTTTTTCACCATCAAAAAGATACATATGGTCAAATTTGATTGTTAGTTCTTCCTGTGGAAAACCATTTTCATTATAATAAGTAAAAATCTTTCTTCCAGTATATACATTTGATTCATTAAATTGTTGAATAGCATAAGAATAGGTTGCTCCTTGTTCAACAGTAAAATCTCTTCAAATTAAACCATCTGGCAATTCAGTTGCAAGTGAAAATTTATATACAATTCTTCAGTTATTATCTAAATTAATATCTTTTCTTGATATTACAAATCTTCCAGTTGCTCTAGCAGAAGGACTATGAGCTTTAAAATAAAGTGCGGCAACACCATTTTCTTCATCATAATCAACCTCAAGGTCTGCTGGAATATCTAATGGAATTGCTTCTGTTGCAAAAACAGGATAACTAACACTCGCGCATTGGAGATTATTAACAGTTGTTACATGAAATTTTATATAATAATTCTCTCCAGAATTTAAATCAATAGAAGGATACCATTCTTCTCTTGCTTCATTAATATTTGTGTCAAGAGTTCCATTGTGAATAACCTCTTCACTTTTTTCTACCAAAATTTTATTATTATCCTCATCTTTTGTATATAATTCAAAATAACTAGAATAAATACGTTCATTTGTATCATAAAAATAGGAAGAAGTATCTTCTGACCCATCTCCCTGAGAATAAACACCAATAAAATAAGGATAGTTTTGATTACCATAATTTTCATCCAATTCAACAGCGGATTCTCCACCACCACCAAAAACAGTTACTTTTGGTTGAGAAGTACATTTTATTACTCCTACAGAAGAAAATCACCCTATTGTAACATCATTTTTTAAAGCAAGTTGAATTTTATAATGAGCACCAATTTCAAAGAAGTCTCCCAAAGTTTTGTTTCCATCTCCAACAGGTTCAGTTAAATCAAAAACTGCTCAACTTTCATTTAAATCTATAGTATTTGTTTCTGCTTGAGTAATTACAACATCTTCTTGAATTGTTTTTACTTTTATTACTGCACTAGTATAATCCCCTTGCGTTGTTGCAGCATTAAAAGTAAAAGGGACAATTAATTGCCCCTCTCCTTTTTCATTTTTTATAAAAGCTGGAAGAATACCATCTATAATAGGAGGATATATTGTTATATTTGCCATAGACTATTCCTCCTTTGAAATATCTTCATCTTTTAAGTTTTCAATAGTGTATTCTAAACCTTGAAATACTTGCGCAAGAGTTAAAACGTCATCGCCTCTTACAGCAATTGTTGATAAAGCTTTAATAATGCTTGATAACTGTCGTTTTACTTCATTATTATTCATTTCCTTAATCTCCTTCCTCTCTCTCAACAAAGACTCATACAGAAGTATAATTTGATTCTGTTGCTTCTTTATCAAAAATAAGATTTCCATTTGTATCCTCTTTCAAAGGAATCTTAATTTGTTTAAGTTCTTTGTTGTCTATTATTAACTCATTAGTTTCTAATGAGTTTAATCCTGTTACTGCGGAATTATTTCCCGAAAAAGTTATTTTATTTAAACTTGAAATTTGACCATTCTGCGCAAAAGTCAAAGTAGAAAGCCCCGTCGCGGTTGCGTTTCCCACAAAACCCAGCGTGCGCAAGTTAGATATTGAACCCACATTAGTATTAAAATCAAGGGTTCGAATGTTAGATATTGCACCAGCATCGGTATGGAAATTTAATGTGCGCAAATTAGAAATCAAACCTTTTCCTTCGTGGAATTGTAATTTCTCTAAGTTTAAAATTTCATTTTGAGAATCTTCACTACCAGCTTCAGTTCATTTAATTGAACCATCTTCAATTGTAACTCCTTTAATGGTAGCTTTTTCCGCTTTAAAATCTCCCTCTAAAATACAGCTTTTTAATGTTGCACCGACAAGAACTACTTCATCTTCATTTACAGATAATCCTTTTTCAGAATCATTTGTAATAGACGTACTTCCACTCGTAGTTAAATTTTTTAAAATAGTTGTTCCTGTTACTTCAGCAGAACCATCTACTTTTAATCCATCTTTATTTATGCTTGCTGTTTTTTCATTGATGGTTGTTCCTTCATTTGTTTGTATTTGAGTTAAAACTGCAATTTCTTTTGCATATAAAACAGAGTCCACTTCATGAGAATTTATTGTTCCAAGAACTAAATCAATCTCCATACCTTCTCCATCATATGAATTTTCTGAACTTGGAGCTTTATAATTCATTGATCTTAAAAACAAAGAATCTTGTCCAGCCTGGAATATTGTTGACTGTCCAGAAATTTTATTTTCATTATCTTTTACCAATCCCTTTATTGTAAAATAAGGGTCTTTATTTTGTAAAGCAAAAGTAGAATATCCATTCTGATAACCATAAAAACCATAAACAGATTCTTCTTCTATCTCTTTATTACTATTTACGCTATCTTCTTTTACTAGCTCTCCATCAGAATATCTTTGGATTGAGTTATATCCAGAAAAAACTCCTGAGAACTCTCCGTCTGTTTTTTCGCCAAAAATAGTTGGAACATTTTCTCCACTTCAATCACTTAACAAAGATAAGCCATATTTTTTTTGAATTAATCTTAATGGCATTATATAACAAGGAGTTGAAGTACCTCCACCAAGATAAGCCGCAATATAGAAAGCTCTTTCAATTGGCAAAGATTCAGAATTATGTTGAAGATATCCTCCAACAAAAGAAAAATATTTACTACCATCTTCACTTACATAAGTAGAGTTAGAACTTTTTTTAATATAAAAAACTTTTCAAGTGACTAATGCACTACTATTAGAAACACCTAATTCATATGGATTAGACGTTCCAGACATAAGCGCACCATTTTCATCATAAACAACTAAATCTGCACCACTTAACAAATTATAATTACAATCAATAATATTACCCTTTGTTTTAATTTTGGTAAAATCAAAATTAGTTCTAAAAAAATGTACTGGGAAAGAAGCTGATACTTTCTCGCCATCTGGTCTTTCAAGTTTAAAATTTATTACTTCTGGACAAGTATTTTCTAAATCTCCAGCATATAATCAAGGTGCTGAAGTTCCTTCTTCTGGCCCTCCTGTTTTTTTACCAAGAGGACTAATATAATATAATTCATTGTCATAAAAAATTAAATTTGTTCCTGTATCAGTACTTGTAGTTTGCCCTTCAATTTTTGCATATGCTTTATCATCAGTTATTAATTCATTACTTCCTCCTATTTTAACAATAGGAGCACTTCCACCAACAACAGAAAAATTCATTTCTTTATCATAAATATTCCCCATTTGAACAGTAACATTAGATAAAACTTTATTAATATTAGAAAAACTTTTGTCTTCTGTTGTAAAAAGAGAATTTCCTGAATAGTCATATATTCTTACACCAACTTTTGTAGCATATCTATAGTTCACTTCTGAGGCTAGATACCCACCAACTGGTAAAGCTTCTGAATTTTTTAAATTTGTTTCTAAAGCAGCAAGAATTTCTCCTCTATTAGAAGTTCCATTTCCAGAAACTTTTAAAATATATGTTTCTCCTCAATAGGGGTCAATAATTGTCCTTGATGGAGGTAAAAAACTAAAGAAAAAATTCATCCTTCCTCCACAAACTTGTTCCCCGTTTTCATTTATTAATTTACACTCTACTGAATTTTCAGTTTGTGTTTTTGCATATTCATCTTTAATAGTATATTGAAGATAGACTTTTTTTACTTTTTTTTCCACTACTTCTTGTTTTCAAAAAGTATATTTATCTGAATTGGCATCTTCTTCTCCAAAAACTTTCTCTAATTCTTTTTTCTCTATATCTTTTTCTCAAGATTCTTGAGAAAGAAGAAAATTTAGTTGCGTATCTGATTTAGGAACTTTTCAATAAATCATACTTCCAATAGGAAAATCTACTGACCGTTCTTCTTGTTCTGCCGGATGATATTCTGCATATATTTTTCTAATTCGACTTTTTTCAATTGATGAAAATAATTGATTTGTAGCCTGATCATAAAGATAATACTGTCCTTTTGTTCCATCATCAACACTTAAAGACAAGCCTTCAATTAAGTCTTTTGCTCTCAATCCTTCTCTTTTTGGAACTGTTGCATAAAAAGTTATTTCTTCGCTTTCAACTGTAGAAATGCGACTTGTATCTTCTTCTTGTCCATCTAAAGAAATACCCTGTCCATACTCAATAAAAACTTTATAAGTTGCGCTATTTGTATTAGGTTCTATAGTTGTCTGAAAGGTAAAAGGATCTTCAACATCACCATCTATTGTAAGTCAAGAATTTTCATCCAATAACCCATCTTCTATTGCAGTTCAATAAATAGACGAAAGCTTTTTCCAAAACTTTCCAGTATTACTATCCGCTTCTTCAGAAGCCACTTCTTTTCATTCGTATCAAGAAATTCTTAATTTTGTCAAATGGTCAGTTAATCTATAAGTATTAAAATCTTCCTTAGAGTTTAAAACCATTGGAATAGAAGTTCCACCTTCTTCTGTTTTATTAAAAATATGGACTCAATTTAATCTTATTCTACGGGAAAAGCTTTCATCTATATTTGTTCTAGTGTAATATGGACTATCAGGAGTAGATAAATATATTTTATCAACAACCCCGTCTTCTGCAATAGGAGGAAAACCAAAATCAATTTGAAAATTATTGAATAATATGTTCGCCGCAGGGGTAACATTTTCTTCATATTCAAGTCTTCCATTTTTTGTAACAAAGTCATCATCTTGAAAAACATAAATTCTAATTCCTTCAACAGGTCTTGAAATTTTTGTGTTGTCTGCCCCAAGGGCCTCTCTATTACTACTTATGTCCATCTTAAATTGTTGCGTAACGTATGAACTATAAACATAAGGATTTCCAGAAAAATCTGAATAACCATTTTCTCTATTGGTTTGTTTTTTAAATTTATAAACATCTGAACCAATTTTTAATTCAACTACTATACCATAAGTTCCAGAAGTAACATTATAAAGTCTTGTATTTAATCCAAAAGAAAAAGCAAAAATATCGTAATCAATAGGTCTTTTAAAAATTACAAAATCATTTTCATTTCCTAAAATATATTTTTTTCTATCTCCTCAATTCGCAACAAGAGATGGAGCAATCTCTTTTTTTACATTACTATCAATTATATTTTCATTATCAAAAATATTTCCTGTTGCATCAATAAAAGAGTCAAAAATATTTATATAATAATTATCCATATTTAAACTAGGGTCAGCGTAAATCCCAGTAATAGTTTTTATATTGTCATAATCATTATTAGGAATTTGAACATAAACTTGTTGCCCTTCTTTATATTCGCCTTTTTTTGCTCTTGCTGTATATGAAATTGAGCCATTATTGACAGTGTATTCTTCTGTGTTTTTGTCAGCTTTTTCAATTAAACAAATTTCTGTTTTGTCAAAAGCTAAGCCTTCAAGTTTTTTTGAAACGATAATATCTATTGCTTGATTAATATTTTCATTTATACGTTCTGCCATAAGGGACTCTGCGCCTTGTTTAGATATATTATCATCGTAGATAATTCCACTTGCCATCACACTGCCTCCTTTTTCTCTTTTTCAAAAATATTATATCAAATTATTTTAAAATGACCAAAAAAGAAAAGCCAGTTTTAACTGGCTTTTACTTTCTATTAGCGTATTGACTTGCGGAAAGAATTAAATTATTTAACGCTAATTCAATCTCTCTATGATTCACCACATTAGGGAATGTAGCATTTATTTGCACATTTTGGTCAAGTTCTCCTGAAGGAACTAAACTTAAAAGTGCTGTTAACCCAGACGTTGAAACATCTGAAATCATGCTTGGCGCAGAAACTAATTGAGGAGAAATTTCAGATAAATCTAATTGTGAATATGGCATATCTTTCATTTCTTCAAGTTCCTGCTCAAAAGAAGGAACCATAGTTGAAAAATCAAATGGATTACTTGAAGAAGAAATATCATTAATTTTTGAAAGTGCATTGAAATAATTATTTAAACTCTTTACCAAGGCATCTGTTGTAGCAGTCATTGCCGTCATTTGGCCATTTCATTTATCTCCAAAAGCCTTTAATGAATCTGCGGCATCTCCAAGAACCTTTTCTCCATTAGTTAAAGTTTCATCTAATTTTTGCATTTCTTCATTAGCCATCTCTTGATTTTCAGAAACTCCAATACTTGTGTCATCTATAACAGACTCTAATGAAGAGTTTGCAGCTTGTAAAACAGCATCTTGATTTTGAACATAAGTTTGTCCATTATCATAAATTTGAGACAATGCTTTATTAGTTCCACTGTTCATTAAATTAATTCAATCTTCAGTATCTTCAGTACCAAGTAATTGGCCCAATATGGTTTTTCCAAAAGTAGTTTTAAAATCTGGTTCTAGCGCAACAGTCTTTTGAAGACCTTCTTCTAATTCTTTTCACCAATTATTTTGTAAATGACTAAACATACCATCAGCATTATCCATTTCACCAGCAAGATAATCAAAAAGGTCTGTAAAGTCTTGTTGAATATTTCCCAATTCTCTGTTAAAGGCTTCTGTTCCAATTCCAAATTTTTCTGCTGCTTCAACCGCTCTGTCAATAAAATCTTCCATAGAAGAAATCATTTTTTCTTGCAGTTCATCTTGTTGTTCTGTTGTATATTGCATTAAATTATATCATTTTTCTTGATAATTTTCTTCTGCTGATTCAATAGCATCAGAATCTGCGGTATAGACATAACTCATATTACCTTCATTATCTCTAACCATGCGGACAACAGATTTGGCGTTACGCGCAGCCTCCAGCGCCATTTGAGCCTCAATTAACTCTAGCTCTTTTTGATAATATCCAACAGTAGCTTCTGAAATTTGTGCTCCTTCTGCTAAAGAGCCATTTATTTTTCCTAAAAGACCATTTAATTTGCTAGATACAACTAACGAGGAGTTATCTCCTAGGTCTTTATTTATTTGAGTCACAAGCTTATTTAGATTATAATATTTTTCATAATCGTCTAAATATCAATCCGACATTTCTTTTTGTCTATCATACATATCTTTAAAGTAAGAAATGTCATTTAGACCAGTCATATTTTTTGCAAACTCTTTAGAAATTCTTTCCATTGAAGCTTCTCATTGTTTTTCAAGAGCATCTAATGCATTTGATGTGGCTTCAAGCATATCTTGATGGGCTTGAATAACAGCTTCTTCAGCCTCCTTAACGCTATCTTTTAAAACGTCAATTGCAACTTGATTATCCTTATCTTGCGCATCTTTATAAAGAGCATTTAATCTTTCAAAGTTTTGTTGAGCTTGCTCATATTTTCTTTGTTGACCTTCAATCGCTTTTAGGTTATTTTGACGTTCAGCCGCATCAATTTCATCATTTAAAGCTTTTGTTGAACCAATAATATCTTCATCCAATAAACCAATTATATCTCTATATTTCTCTAAACTGTCGTTTAAAGAGGTAATTCTATCAATAGAGTCGGAAACTTCTTCATTTCAGTCAGAGAAAGCTGTTGTTACTTCTTCAACAGCAGTTTTTGCTAATTCTCTTTCTGCTTGTTGAGTTTCCATTAGCTTATCTTTATAGTCTTCAATTTGCTTAATTTGCTGAGTAGTTAAACCTAATTCTTTAAATTGTTCTTTTGTTAAATTTTGATTTATTATTTTTTCTAAAAGACCTGCTTCACCAACTTGGTCAAGGATTGCGTTTATACCTTCTCCATAAGTTTGAGCATCTTGAACATATGTTTCCATTTGTTTAGATAAATTGGCAATTTTATCAGCTGTTTTATCAATGCTGTCTCCCATGTTGTCAGCTAATCATTCAAGATATTTTCTATCTCTATCTGAAATAGCTACATTATATTCAACAGAAACTGTGATTTTTTCAAGGTTAAGTTCAGCAGCTTTATCTAACAATTCTTGATATGATAATTTAGTATCTTGTAAAAGCTCATTTGTTTTTTCATATTGTTCAAGGACTTTTTTAAATTGCTCATAGGCTTTGTCTGCCGCCTCATCGTCCCCGGCCGCAGAATTAACTAAATCTATTTGACGTCTATAAATCTCTTCATAATTTATTATATTACCGTTTTCGTCGAACTGCGCACCATATGCGGCAATTGCAGCCCTATCTGATAAATAATCTTGTGAAATTGCATCAAGATATTGCTTTTGTAAGCCTATTTGTTGTTGAAGGTTTTCAATCTCTTGATCCATTATCTCAATTTCATCAGTACCATAGGCTTTTTTACGAGCATTTTCTAATTCATCATATTTCTTATTAACTGTATCTATTGTTTTTAAAAGGTAGTGATAACGTTCAATTTCATCTTCGTAGGCTTTTTGCTCACGCTCTTTTCCACCGGAGCCAGAGCCTCCACCTCCGCCTCCTCCACCGGAGCCAGTGCCTCCGCCACCAAGACCACCTGGAGCAGATGGGTCAGTAAAAGAAATTTTATCACCATAGTTGTCTGCTAAATATTTAGCATAATCATCTGACATCGAACCGTCTTTAAAGAGATTATTCATTCAATATTTCTCAGATGCTTTTTCGTTAACAACCATACCATATTGTTTTGCTAAAGCGTTAGTTGCTGTTTGACGATCTTGCGAAGACATCCCTGCCATTGAGTTTAATTTTGCAACTTCGTTATTAAAAGCTGTTGTATTTGTTGCAGCTTGTGCATCATTTGTATCTTTAGAAATATATTTACTTTGTCCACCAGCCTTACTTTTAGCATATTCTTTAGCAGACCCTTTTGGAACAGGGTGATATACAGTTGCAGAAGCTTCATATTCACCGCTAAAAATTTCTTTTCCACCAACTTTAAGAGAAAATTTATTACTTGCAGGCATTGTTTCTTCTATTAAATCAAAATCACCTGCATCTAAATTTAAAGAGCCTAAAATAGCATTTGCTTGCTCAATAGTGCTTGCTGAACTAGAAACAATGGCATTTAATCTATTATAAAATTGTGGATCAACTGTAACTTCAGAACCAATCTTTATTCCTTTATCTAATTCAGCCTGAATATCCTCTTGTAAAGTGGTAAATTCACCAATAAGAGCTTGTCGATCTTCATCTGAAATTCCCTCAACATTACTTCCAGCTACCTTATCAAATGCTAATCGACCTGCTGCATTGTGTAATTCTTTTATTGCATCTACATCTCCATTCGCTGCAGCCTTTGCAAGGTCTTGATTCCTATCTACAAAATCAGCAAACTCTTCATCTATATGTATACCAGCATTCTCAAAATCATCATATAAACCAGTAACTCTTAATAAACAATCTGATAAACTTTGAAGCGCCTTAGCTCCAGAAGAACCACCTTTTTCTATTTTTTTAAATCAAGATTCTGCATTCTGTGAAAGTTCTTCAAAAGCATCTGAGGCTATTGCAGTATCTAGAGCCAAAACTTCTAAAGCTTCATCTGAATAACTGGTATACTCCTCTAACTGTCTTAAATTTTCTACTTCCTCTTGTATTTGATTATTAAAAATATCTCTAGCTTTTTGTGCTTCTGGATCTTCACCATTTAAATTCAATATTTCATTAGCTTGAATACGAGTTCCTTCTACTCAATCTGAACTAGAAGCAGGCTTATTCTTTTCTGAAACAAGTAAATCATTAAATTCATCAGAAGAAAGACCAAAGGTTGAATCAGTATTTTTCAAACTTGCAGCATAGCCTTGTCTATAATAATAAGAAAGAACTTGGTCTCAATCCTCTCCCATTTCAAACACTCTAGAACTATCGTTTAAAATTTCATCTACGGTCATGGCTTTGCCGTCTACCATTCATCCCGTATCTGTTTTTTCTAATTGTTTTGAGTTTGCTCACATCTCAACAAAAGCTTTTCTTGCAGAAGGTGATTGATTGTTTAATACAAAATTAGTTGCATTAAAATTTGGATCTGAAACTTTTTCAAGGAAATCAGAGGCGTTTGCTCCAGAAAGAAGATTCGCCCTTTCAAGAATTTCCTTTCTCTGTTCAGCAGTAAGATCTTCTGAGCCTTCTCCTATAAATTGATTTATTTCTTTTGCTCTTTCTGCTGTTAGTTTTGTTGGGTCGTATTCTATTCCAGCTGCTTTTAAAAAAGCCCTTGCCTGAGAAATTTCTTCTGCGTCTGTTGTTCCCATTTCACGAACAGCAGTTTCTACTGCAAAAATCTTATCTCATAATTCTACTGCATTATCTTGGTTAAACAACTTTTCAACAATTGTTGAATCTAAACCTAAGGCTTCTAAAGTACTTCTCAGGTCATCATCTTTACCATTTTCTAAAGCTTTGTTAATAACACTTTGTAAATCTTGTAAACCAGTAACTTCCCCATACTCTTTCTGAAAATCAACATCTTTGCTAAGCGAATCCGCTACATCTATTAAGCTTTCAACAGTAGAAACAAAGCTTTTATTTGCATCAGCACTGTTTTGATAATTAGAAGAAGTTATATCTCCCTTTTCATTATATTCAACTTTATAATCAACAAAAGAAGCATCCCCAGCTTCATATGCAGCCATAACCGCATTTTGTTCTTGTAAAGTCTTTTTTCTTTGATATTCAAGATATTCTGCTTTTTCATAAGATTCTTCTTGTTGTCTCAATAATTCTTGTTGAACTTCTTGAGCGTTATCAAGATGATACAATCCTTTTTCATCTATTGTAATTTTTGCAAATTCATTATCTCATAGTCCAGCTTCATCTAAAACATCCCTTAAATTTTGATTTGATTCTAATATTTGATTAGTTAATTCAAGACTTCCGTCTTTTAAAGTGTTCCCAACTGCATTATCAATAGAATGAATTTGTTTTGTTGCTTCATTAACCTTTTCAATCGAACTAGCGGCATTTTCAGCAGAAGTTTTTAGACTATCAATAGTATTGGTTAAATTTTCAATTTTATTATTATATTGTTCAATTTGACCTTTTTCAGTGGTTGCGTACCAAGCTTCATAAGCCTTTTGAACTAATCAAACAGTTGCTGCCAAGGCAGCCATAATTGCAACTTGCGCTGCAAGCCCAGCAAAAGCTGATTTTAAAGCAGAACCAAAAGCTCCTAATTTTCCAGATGCATTTCCAACATTAAAACCGAGTTTTTCAAACTCTCCCGCTAAATTTTTAAGTGCTTTAGTATCCCCAGATTGTAAAGCTGTATTATAATCTTTTGCAAGTTGAAAAAACTTTTGTCTATTCTCATCTGTTAAACCGCTTATTTGTTGAGATAATTTTATTTGATTTTTTAAATCTTCCGATAAAGCTGGATTAGATAATCAACTATTCATTTGCTTACTAGCTTGAAAAGAATTGCCTCATAATTGATTATCATTAAGTCCTAAGCTTTTTCCTGCTTTTTTATAAATTTCTCGTTGATAATTATCATTGAAAAAGGTAGTATCAAAATAACCTTGTTTTTGCCAATCATTTATAGTATTACCTTGTTGTCCAATAAATAAATTCTCAAAAGAAGAATTTTCTTTAAAAGAAGTTCTAAATTTTCCAATTCCTTGAACAAACTGTGTACCTATTCCATTTGACCCAAAAGTCATTCCAAATCCAGATATTACTCTAGTAAATCTTTCTCATGGAGCAATATCTTTATCATTTAAAGCAGCTATAGCACCTCTAATGCCATTAATTTGCATTGCCATAGAAGATGCGTTTCTAGCAAAATTAGAAACTTTTTGACCAAAAGTATCTACATTATCGCCAAACGTCTTTATAGCAGCATTTCCAGAAACCTTTTCTATTTCTGCTGCAGCTACTGCTTGCGCTTGTTTCGTATTCTGATTAAGTTCATTTTGTAGCTGTTCAATAATTTTCTTTGTTTTTCCTGTTAATGCTTCAACTGGAATGCCTTCTATTAAGTTGGCAAGTCTATTTTTTAAAGCACCTCCATCTTGCTCACCAAAAGTTTTAATTATATAATTATTAAGTTCTTCGAGTTTACTGTTCATTTCTTCTGGGCCTTTGGCATTTGCCATTTCCCCCCAGATTTTTTTGAAGTCTTCTGTAACTCGAATATCATCTTTTGTAGTTTCTTGAATTCCTAAAAGAACCTGTTGAACTTCTTTTAAATTATCTGCAGACACCCCACTAACCATGCTATCTACGGAATTTATAAAAGCGTTCATTGTATTATTTTGTTTTAAGAAAGTTTTTGCTTCTCTTAAAGATGCCGCATTAATATCAACATCTAAAAGACTAGCATCCATTGACTCTCTAACCTGCTTGTTTGTTAAAACTTTTTCTAAAACGGATGCTTGAATTCCAGTAGTGACTTTTCCAGATCCTTGTCGTTCTGTTTCTTGTAAAGCTTTTGATTCTACAATAACAAGATCTTGTGCAGCTTCAACTTGTTTATATATGTTATTTGCAATTTCTTGATTTTCTTGTGATAAATTTTTACTTAATGCAAGTATTTTTGACTTCAATTCTAATTCAGAATTTAATGCATTTGTAGCATAATTAGAAGTCATTTTATCTAAAGCTTCATCTCCAGTATTTCCAACAAAATCCTTGAAGGCTCCTAAGTATTCTTGCTTAAACTTATCTATATTTTCTGGATGGTATAAATTGCTTAAAGAAATGACAAATCTATCTACCTTGTTTGCTATTTGACCATTAAATAAAGTAAAGGCAATAGCTGAAACGGCAGATAAAACCCCTTTAACACCACCAAGGCCTTTTATAACTTGGTCTATCGTTTTTAAGAAACCAGCAAACAAGTCATTTAAACTAATAAAAAATTTATCGTCTATTATATCTTGATAAATAGATTGCGCAGCTGCTTGAACACGCTTTCTAGAAGCTTCCCAAGAGCGTTCATAAATTTCTTGTTGTCGCTGTAAAGTTCCTTCAGCCCCTTGCGCAACTGACAAATTCTCTTGAAATTCTCCCCAATTGTCCATTAACGCAACTAAAGTAGTATATTGACGAACACCACCAACAGTCTGTGCTAATGCAACTTGTTGAGCCTTAGACAGTGTTTCTCATTTGGCACCTAAATCACTTAAAATATCATCCATATCTCTCAATTCACCAGAAGCATCAAGAGCATTAACTCCAACATCTGCTAAAGCTTGAGAATATTTATTTAATGTAACACCGTCTTCAGTTTCTCCATCAAGTTTTAAACCTTGCATACGAGAGAATAAAGTTCTTAAACCATTACCAACAGTAGATTCAGACTGTCTTGTTTGCGCAACAATAGTAGCTAAAGCTGTAGCTGCATAATCATAGCTTAAACCAACGGTATTGGCTACTGCAGCAAATTGTTGTAAACCTCCTGCAATTTCAGCGGAGCTAGAAGCCGTAGCAGCACCTAATGCAGTAATTTTATCAGTGAATGATTCAATAGATTCAGAACCATCATAGAAGTTATTCCAAATCGCTGTCATATAAGAAGAAACTTCTTGCGCACTTTCTCCTGTTACATTTGACATCTTCATTGTAGCTTCCGTTCTTGCAGCAACCTCTTGGTCATTTAAACCTTGTTGATAATAAATCAATGCCGCATCAGTGTATCCGGTCGTAGTAACTGACAATCTTTGAGCAGCTTTATTTGCCTGAGCAGCAAATTCAGCCATCTTATCTGTTGATGCACCAGTAACAATTGCTATATTATTTAATGATTTATTTAAATCTTGTGCATAATTAAGAGCATTCTGTATAGAACCAACAAAAGTATTTAAAGCTCTTGTTGCAACCATATATCTTGCACTATTCGCAAAAGTGGTCATGAATTTTCGAATTCCATCACCAACTCTAAGGACTGGTGCTTCCGCACTTGCCACCGCTTTAGCTAAATCTGCAAAAGCAGTAGTCCCAGCTGGCCCAAGAGACTGAAAAGTTGATTTTAAAGTATTAATATCTAAATTAGATTTTTGTAAACTGGCTTGAAACTGCCCTAAATCAAGTTTTCCTGTTTTTGTATTAAACGCACTATTTAAAGCATTTTTTAATTGTGTTATCTGTACGTTTGCTTCACCAAGAGATTTTGGATCTAATCCAGGAATTAATGACCCATCTTGAAATTTTATTTGGGTTAAAGCCGACAAATCTTTTTGTAGTTGTTGAATTTGCGATCTCGCCTGACCAGTATCAGCCTGAATACCCAATTGAATATTAACTCTTTGTGCCATTTATAATTTTTCTCCTTTCTCTCAGATATAACAAAAAGGCTTTTCTCCAGAAAAGAGAAAAGCCTTTCGTTTTTCCTATTCTTATTATAGTTTAAAAAACAGGGAATAAGATTAACCCATTTTGTTCAAGACTTCCTTTAAGAAAGCAAGTTGTTCTGGGTCTTTTACATCGTTAACCATTTTTTGAATATCAAAATCTAAATCGTCAACACCTTTTTGCATATTTTCAACAGTACCATAAACAGAATTTAAATAACTATAAACAGACTCAACAGTTTCCATTAAATCCTCATAGAGAATATCTACTTCTTCTAAAATTTCGTTTAATACAGCTTGTAAGAGTCCAGTTGCCCTAACTTCATCATAAAGTTTAGTTGGGTTCGCTTTATCCTCTTCTGAAAATTCAATGTTTGTAAAATTATAAAGAATATGCAAACCAAATAACATTTTTAATGTTAATGGATTGTAATAATGTTGTTCTGTCATAGATTCATTTAATACTGTTTCAATTAAATTTATTTCATCTTCTATTGGAATATATTTTTTAATTTCAATAGTATTATCATTAAACTCAATTGTAATAGGTTTTGTTTCGATGTTTGTTTTTAAGTTTGAATAATTCATATTTAAAAACCTCCTATTTTTATTATACCAAAATTTTTTATTTTAAAAACATTTCTGGTTTTAATTGTACCTTATAAGAAATTGATTTCAAATAATTTATTAAATTAGTAATACGTTTATTTGCCGATAAATAGCTCGGATCGTCTTCAGGTCCAACTCAAGTATTTGCAACAGAAAAACTTAAATCACTTGAAGAAACAGGAAGTCCAGAAATTTCTAATAAAGAAATATTATTCTCTACTTGACTAAGAATATCTCCAACATAAAAAAATTGAAACTCATTTCCTGAATTGCTATTATCTCGAATAACAAAAAAATCTGCTACTTCTGATTTCTTTCCACCTTCAATATGAATTCCACCAATTAAAGCTCTTAAAAAAATGGTTAATTTAAGAGCATTCTGCATAGCAACTATATCTCCTCCACCAGGAGAAATCGGGTCATCTTTTACATTAGCAAGTACATTTAGCATATGATTAACAAACAATCCATAATCTTGAATTAACATTAAAATATTAGATCCAGAACGAATACCAACATTAAAACCACTATGTAAATTAACATTTTTTATAGATAAATTATATTTTTGATTATCTATATCAGAATAAAAAGACATATCTACAAGGTCTTTTGTTGCTATTGCAGAGAATTCGTCTTCTCTTACAATTTTTGTATTTCCATCTGCTCGTTGTCTATTTACAGTTTCCTCATTTAGTAAAATATTTGTAGAAAAGTTAGAAGATTTTAAAACATTTTTTGTTGTAGATTGATTAATAACTTTTTCTTTTAAACCTTGAACAAAACTGTCTATAAGTTGATCAGTTACTTCATCAGCTTTATGAGCCTCTGCTCACACCATTAAATAAACAATCATTTCTCCTAAATAGCCTGTTATTACATTTGACCTTTCATCTTTTAAAAGTTTTATTGATTTATTTATAACTCTAATAATGTCTTCAGTTTCTTTCGCTGAAACAAGTTTATTTGTTCCACCAGCAGTCTCAATTAAACTTTGTTTTTCTGCTTCTAATCTTTGAACATTTTGTATAAACTCATTTTTCTTACTTTGAGACATATAAGAAGCAAAGCCATTAGAAGCTATTAAATTCATAATAGAAATTAAATTATTAACTTTTCTGATAATAACAGAAACTCTTCTTTTTGAGCTGTCCTGAACTTTTCTATATTTTGCTAAATTCATTGTATAAGTATCTTCTAAATTACTAGCTTTTAAACTTTCTCTAAAAGAACTAAACCCACCTTGCGTCATGCCAGATCCTACTAATCTATCAAAATCTATAGCAGAACTTCCAATTGCTCTTTGAAGAATTTCTTCAATTTTATCTAAAGAAAGTCCGCCTTCTTCTTCAATTTGAACTGAAGAATTTTCTCTTCGCCTAAAATAAGAGTTTACGGTACGTTCTAATTTATCTAAAACACCTTGAGATACCCTTCCTCTAATTCTATTTACTTCTTGTCGAAGAAGCATCCTCTGTGCTGCAGCTATAACAGTTGGACTTACCGGATTTTTTGCTTGTTGAACTTTATTTAATCCTCATCTTTGATAATTCCAATAATTTGAGTGAATATAATCTCCAATTTGATTATGTGCCATAGGCACCTCCTTTCACCTAAAAAAAATAAGAGGAAAGCTATAAAATAACTTTCCTCTTTAAATTAAAAACTAGTCTGCATCACTGTGTGGACTTGCAGAAATAGTAGCATCTCTATGTAAACCAATACTTTCTGCAGTATCAAAGATTTGTAAAGCAGCTAAGACTTTTTTATCTTTATCAAATCTTGTGAAATCTGGGAATGCGTCCATTGTAAATGTAAAGGTACTTGGATCTCCAGAACTTGCCATTGTAAATGTAAAGTTAGACTGAATTTTACAGTTAGGAATAATAAATTCAGCAGGATGATCGATACCATTTGTATCACGGAATAAAGTAGAAGCTTCTAAGTAGTAGTTTCCACCAAATTTATCTGGAGTGATATTAATCTGTTTTCCTCCAGAAGTACGTGCTACATAATAATCCACAACGATTGTATCTGCAGTTGACATAATGTCTACGATGCTTTCTGGAGTATAATTTGAATCACCAGATTTAACATAACATTCATGGGCATCAATAGTCATTGCATATTTTCCTTTGTAAGGGCCTTCTGTAACTGGAGTATGAGAATCATAATTATAAACTCCATCTGTTGCTGTTTGATTGTGAACAGGAATGAATGGTTCACTAGCAATTTCACCATCTTTATATAACATTACATAAGCAAAATTATCTCTCTTATCTGTTGGTAAGAAAGGATTCTGAGAAACGTATACAGTCATAGTAGAACTGCCTTCAGAACCTTCTGCTACTGTTGTAGGTCTAGTAAATTCATCAGTTGTTTCAATTACATGTTGATAAATTACTTCATCTTCACTTGCGTCAACTAAGCCAGCACCTGTTAAAACCATGAAACTTTCCGGAGAGATTAAAGCATCTTCCATTGTGAAAGTTACAGTACGTTCACCTTCCCAAGCTACTAAACGAGAGTTACCAACTCCACCAGTAGCGTAAACAGTTGTTGCAGCTCCTTCTAAACTAGAAGTTTTTAAAGTATCAAAGAAAAGAACTGGTTCATTTTTAAAGAAAGTTCTATTACCTACTTTTTGAGTACCTTTGGCGCGTAATACAACTTCGCAAATCTCACGAACACCATATTTCATAAGTTTTCCTCCTTCTATTAATGAATATTTTTCATTCAGTTCTCAGGTTGAGAATCTGGTTTGCCCCCTGCTAAACGAACACGCACATCTAAGTCTGATGCGTATCAAAGCTGATATCGTTCAACAAGGTCATTTATTTGAAAGATTGTTAATTTCATAAGCTCCCCAAGAGGCATGTGTAAGGCAACAGCCATAGAAGAAAGATATGTGCTAAAAAGGCTTCCTTCTCCACCGTTTTCAGCTCTTTTCTGCGCAGCGACTCGCTCTCTTCCCCTTTTTAGCTTTGCCGCAATTTTGGCAGCCTCTTCATTTGAGGGGTTAAAATCATCTGCACCAGCCAAATCAAGTCTAAAAATTTTTCTTATTATATCTTGAAGAACTTCAAAATTTCCTTCATCTATCATGATATTTTCGGCATCTTGTTTTAATAATAATGCCCTTGGAGTAAAAATTATTTGAGTACATTTAGGAAAAATTAAATATAAAAAAGTTTCAACTTGTTCTTTAATCTCTTTTTGTTGTAGCACATCTAAAAACAATGAAAAGTTATCTATTTGACCCAAAGCCTCTTTTGGAATCTCTGGATTTGACAACAACATATTTTTATTAATTAAAAAACATTGCGCACCAGATAAAAAACGTTTTTCTCCAACAAAACCAATCTCCATTAATGTTGGTTGATGTATTGCAGCAGAAATTTCTGGCACTGGTATATCTGCTCCAGAAAAAAGAGTAAAAATATCTAATTCCATTTATTTAGAATTATTAAACAGTTCATTAAAATCTTCAATAAAAGACTCTTCTTTTTCAGGGTTTGGCGCAATTTTTTTATCTTCTCCGCCATGATAAACATAATACATTAATGTTAATCCCGCAAACTCATCACTTAAAACAAGTTGATTACACCCTAAAAATTCTGTTCTTCCAATTCCAGTTAGCTTAATTTCAGCCAACATAGAATCTATCTCTGCTGCAATTCTATATGGTCTTAAATCAAAGTCTTCTAAAGGTCATTGATCAAAATGACAAATAATATCAAAGGTAATAACATTGTCTCTAAATTGAGGATTTTCTCCATTAGTAACAAAATTATCCATTCCAATAATAACATAAGTTAAAACTTCTTTATCTATATATATCTTAGGTACAATTTTTATATTTTTATTTATTAATTTTAAAGATTCTTCTTCAGAAAGAGGCTCTCTTTTAAGCGCATCTTTTGAAGTATAATACAAAAGCTTCTTTAAATTTTTATTCTTTAACATTCAGTCAACAATAATTGACAAATCTTTATTAACTGAAAAAAAACTTGATTTTGGAACTTTATAATTTTCAATCTTCATAAAGTTTAACTCCTTTTACTCTTAAAATAAAGACTCTACAACAATTGTCTTCTCTGCATGGTCTCCAAATCTTATTACAAATTGACCACTATAAGATAAAGGTCATTTTAAAGTTATGGTTCTTCCTTTTATAGTGTAATCAATAGGTGCTCTTGAATCAACAACTCAAGGGCCAACAGATTCTCCTCCAGTATATTTATAAGTATATGTCATTTTAGGTCTGATAAAAGTTTCTCCCTGAATAAGCTCTGTTTTCCCCTCATTCGGGTCAACAGGTTGAACAATTAATCCACCCGCAATTTCATCTGTATCTTCTGTCTCATTAGCAAAATATTCAACAGCATTAATAGATAAAACTCCTGGCATACTAATTGTATCAGTAGCTTCAACTCTTCAGCAAGTATTTTTATCTCCCATATCTATATTTCCTAGATAAAACTTTGAATATCTTCTAAAGAATTTTAAAGTATCCTCTGTTTTTGTCATATAAATAAAAAGAGAGTGATTTGGAGTGTCTACACTCACGCCCCCCTTTTGAAGATAATTGATTTTAGTCTCTACTGGACCGCGCACAGCGCAGTAAATTTTATGTTCTTGGTGGTTTTCATCCAACCATTTTATATAATAATTACATCGTCTAACTTCTCCTCTAAAGTAGGCGAGTTCTGTTAATTCTCTTAAAAGAATTAATCATCTAGTTCCCGTATTTACTCAATCAAAAACATCACCTGGTTTATAATCATATTCAAATCCAACAGAAAGAATTTTTTCATCATAATCAGGTTTATTTTTGTTTGAGTTCATTAATGCAGGAGCTTTGGTTAAATCTTCGCTTTCTGTTTTCGTAATTTCTGCAGCTTGATAAGAATATTTTACAGCTCTATCAAACGTTCACCTTTTATCTTTTATCATGCGGTCTTGCTGTTTGGCCCCGCCTTGCCAATTCAAACGTGCGCTCATTAAATTTATTGCTTGAAATTGAGAACTACTTTTCGACATTATTTAACAATTCTCCTAGTAATGAAATAGCCTCAAAAACAGTTTTTCTATAATATAAAAATTGAACATCTTTATGTAGTAACCCTTCAAGTTTAGATAATAATATTAAATATTTATCTCCATTATTTAAAATTTCATTTAATCCTACAATTTCTATAATTACAGTTGTTAATTGGCTTTTTCAATCTTCTCCATTTTCTCTCATAGGAATTAATTTCCACAACTGGTTTGTTAGCCTTTTCTTATCAGACTCTAAAGTCTCTTTACTAATATCTATTGGATACTTAATCAAAAACACTAACCCTTAAAACGTCCCAGTTTGGTTCAATTTTACCCTCATCATCTAATCGTCTTCTCTTATAAAGACGTTGCATATGATGAGATTCTCTATGACATTCAGACAATAAATTTAAAAGTTTTGCAAGATGGTTTGCCTGGGAAGTCATTTTAAAATCGCTTCCACTAAACTTCATTCGTGTATTTTCAATTGAAGTTACTTGCCTTTGTAGCCATCCTATTTTCATTAAAAGCGCAAGAATATTAATTTCTTCTTTTGTTAAATCAGCAACAAAAGCAGAACGTTCTACATATACCAAAGGAATTTGATTTCCTTCATCATCATATTGGACATCAACACCATTTTCAATCTCCAATCCATTTTCATCAAGCTCATGCCACACAAGCCCAATGACAAAGTCTTGGCCATCTACGACCTCACTTTCAGGTACAATAACTGTGCTGATTTCATAATCGTCTATAATCTTACGAGGAAATTCAAACCCAGGTAAAGCATTGATAAGAAGGGATCGCAAATCTTTTAAAGTGTCTTCTGGTGTTAGTTCTAAATATAAATCATCTGTAATTTTACTCAAGAAAGCGTTATATACTTCAGTAAAGGATGTTCCCATCGGCAAACCTCCTTTTTATTCTTCTTCTGTTTTCTTTACAACCTTATTGTATCTACGAGTTGTTTTTGTTTCTGTTGTTGCAGTTCTTCTTTGAGGAGCAGCTTTCTCTGCAACAGGTTCATCATCTTTATTATTTTCAATCGCTCTATCAACATCAAAACCAAGCTGATTCTTTAATGCTTGTCTTTTATTATAATCATTTAAAGGCATTGCAACCGCAAGTTCTTTAGCAATATCTTTAGCTCCTTCTGGCGCAAAGTCTAAAAAATCTTGCCATTCTTCAAGAGAACCATTCTCCATTAATTCTCTAATTCCTTTTTCGTCTAAAGCATATTCTGGTTCTATTTGCATATTTTGATCTTCTGATAAAGTTTGTAAAGCTTCTTCATCTTTAATAACAAGATACTCTGCAATTAATTTTAATCCGCCAGGTTGCCAAGATAATGCTTCAATCTCTGAATACGGAATTTTTTTAGTTTCTCCAATGGTAAACTGTCTTCTAGTGTTGGTTCCATCAATTGAATAAACAAGCGCACCGGCGCTACGGTTAGTTACCGAAACAATTCTATCTTTTTCCATTTTTAATATCTCCTTTTTCTCTTAAAAAATAAGGAAGGAGAAGAAAAACCCCTTCCTTTTTAAAAACTACGCATTTACAGTGTTAGTTACTGTATCTTTTAAGTTCCACTTAGTAGCGTCTGTAGTTAATGAAGTATCTCTATAAACAGAGATTGCATTACTCATCATGCAAACTACTCCGACCTTTTTATAAACATGGATGTCATGGCTCCAGTCAGAATTAGTGTCTACATCATCTTTTACTAAAGTTCCACCTTCAAATGCAACTTTAATAGGTTTTGTATCTGCACCAGTTGGAATAATCCAGCAGTAAGATGGGTCAACAGCTTTAGTAGTCATTGTTTCATCTGTAAATCCTTGCGGTAAGATTACAACATTATGACCTTTATATCCAGCTAAACGTCCTGTACGATACAGTTCATCTTTCATTGCTTCTGTATATCTCCAAGCGTCCTGTGGTACTAATTTTAACGCAAACTCATAAGTACAATAGATAGTAGGTACTCCATAAGCTTCAGCCTTAATTAATAACTGATCAAATGCATTTTCGTCAAAACCAGCAGATGAAACTCTGTTAGCAGCTGGTAACTGATTAATAGAAGCATTTAAAGCAGCACCCATTTCTTTGAAGATTAATTCGTCAATACCTTCCATGACGATTTGAGTTAATTCAGCAAAATCAACTCTGCCATCTAAGTATTCTTCAAATCCAATCTGTGCAGCTGCACCAACAGCAGAAGTACGAACTTCAAAGCTTTCAGTGTTTTTACCAAGTTTAAATACTTCATAAATACCTGCTAAACCTACACGAGTAACGAACTGTTTAGCACGTGCACGGCTTAAGTTATTTAATTTTCTACGGAAGATTGGACGATCGCCCTGAGCGAATGTGCGCACTTCAGCAAAATCTGCATATTTAGCAGAAACTGTTTTTGGAAGAACTTCATCAATTGTTTCTTCAATTAAAGAGAATACCAAGTTTTTATTTTCTCTATATAACTGAGGAGTTCCCACATATTCATTTAATTCGTCACGAAGAGTGTCACTTAATTCCTCATAACTAAAAGTGTCATTACCATAGTTATAAGCAACAGGAGCGGAGCGGTCTGCATTCGCAACAATTTTCATTAATTTTCCTAATTCTTTTACTTCTAGCATCTCTCTTCTCTCCTTTCTCTACGCAATTCTCTGTAATTTTACGCCTTTTTGCATATCTGGCATTGTGTAAACTTTAACAACTTTCCATTGCATACCAGTTGGGTTTTCTCCAGCTTTTACTAAAACACCATCTGCAGCGCGTGGAACTAAGATATTATTAACAGCTAATGTTGTTTCATCAATAGTATTAGTTGTATAAATATCACCAACATTAGTTTTTAATACTCTTGGAACCATTGTAGTACCTGTTGGCATTGGTTGTCCATCTCTACTTGGAATAGCAGTTTTAAATGGATCTTCAGTATAGTCGATTACGTAAGGATCATCTCCTCTTGTAACTTTTTCAATGTCTGCACCAGCAGCATCTTTTCCACCGTAGTAACGAGTTTGGAAAGTTTTAATTTCTCCATCTGTTGGACTATATAAACGAGCTACATAGTCATCTTTTTTCATGGCGAAATCAGCATCGCTTTCAAAATCATGATAAACTTTTACTTCATTAAATACAAGCATCCATTCGCCTGCTCCTGTAAAATTACAAACTCCATTAGCATAGTCATACTTTACAAATTGACCATTTTCTAAAATGTTGATATTTGGGTCAGCAGGTAATTGTGCATATACCTGACCAGTTCTTTGCGCAGATAAATGGTTTGGTTCAACCTGACCATATCCTAGTTCAACGTATGCTAATGTACTTTTTTTCTCTTTAGCCATTAGTTTTGCCTCCCTTTCTTTCTTTTACTGCTTTAATCCATCCTGGGATTAAATCTTCACTAGCGTTATAATTATCTACTGAATATGATACAACGCCATCGTTTGTATCTTCGTCAAAGCTAAAACTAACTTTGTTACGAACACAAATCACGGATAACTTAGATTCAATCTCATCTAAAGAATACTTGTCAATGTTCTGAATAACATCTTCTTTATCTTTATCTGATAACATATAGAACTCTTCTTTAATCATTTTTTCTTTTTGCTCTCTGTCAATTTTTAATTTAAACGCAGATAATTCATTAACTTGATTTTCTAAAGTTTCTTTTTCTACTTTTAAATTTTCAATTTCTTGTTCTAAAGCTTGATATTTTCCCATTAGTTCTACATATTCTTCAATTTCTTCTAAATTATATTGAACTTTTTCGTCCTCTTCAACTTTTTCTTCTTCCACTTCTACTTCAGGAGTTTCTTCTACTTTTTCTTCTTCTGTTTCGATTACTTCTTCTTCAATAGGAGTTTCTTCTACTTTAGTTTCATCAAGAACTTCTTTTTCTTGTTCTGGCACTATTACTCCTCCTTCCATTTGATATTCTTTTACGGCTTGAATTAACGCCAAAAGATTTTGGTTGAATTCTTCACCAAAAGAAAACTCTGTTTTTATAGAGGCTCCCTCAAAACAAGGTTCTATATCTTCACCTAAAATACAAAGTTTTGAGATTACTGCCTCGTTTATAATGAAAAATTGCGTATTTTCATTATACACTTTTACCCAAGTTCCTTTTATAGAATTAGAATCTAATTCCATTGATTGTCCATTGTTTCCGCCAAGAACCCTTTCAACTTCTGGATATTGGCCTGTCCACAAATATCCTTCAGTCATTAAATATTCATGTTCAACTCCATCATCTGCAAACTTTTGAAATCAAACTTTTGCATTTATATCAACAAAGCCATAAGGTTTTGTCAATTCTGCAAATTTAAGTTCACCATCTTCGGTAATTTCAATTTCTTTTTCATGTCCTTCAAAATCGTCTTTTTCTTCTGAAAAGAAACCTACAATGGGAGAGCCAGGCAGAGAATTTGCCATCTCTGCCGCAACTTCCTTTGTAATAATTGTACCGTTTCTATTTGGGTCTTCACCCACATAGCAAACTTTTATTTGACATTTTGAAATTAATGGATTTAACGGAGAAACATTTACAAACTCACAAGGGCTATCTAATTTTATACTAGTATGTTTCATAAAGCCTCCTATCCTTCAGACTCTCTATTTGCAATAGATTTTTCTGAAAGTTGATCTTCTGGAAGCGAAGGTCTACCAACTTGGCTTTCACTTCCATTTTCTCCTGCTACTTCTTTTGAAGAACCCAATCCTTCACTTTTATTAATTTTGCCCAAATTTGCAATATCTTCTGAACTCAATGTAGAAGACATCATTGGTGGTACCATAACACTGCTCAAATGTAATACGAAGTTTTCAAAGTAAGCAGTATTGATAATTGAACTTTGTGAATGCCCAAGCGCAATTTGAGGCAGAATTTTTGAATAACCTGTTTGTACTTGTGCTTTATATTTATCTGCCAACTCTTTATAATTATATTGAGTTGTCATTAACATATAAAATCTAAACTTGTATTTATTCTTTTTCGGGCTTCTTCTCTGTACAATTGTATCAAAAATAATTTCAAACTGCAACACTAAATCTCGAAGAGAACCTTCATCATTCAAGATAGATTTTTCAATAGACAATTGACCTTCTGCATTAAATAAATTTTGAGCAACACCTAAATTATTATAAACAGTTCTTTCAGATTTTTGAAGATTATCTGCCGTTGATGAAACTGTTGAGTCTGACAAGTCAATAGAGTCAATATCCGCGAATGTAGTCAGCACATCAACACCAACCGCATGCTTTAACATTGAAACCGCATTATTATGTATATCTCTTGCTTCATCAACATCAAAAATCAAATCACCATTTTTATCTCTTGGCAATTTTTGAATAATTATAGTTAATAAATCTTGCATTTGTTTTCTATAATCTAAATCTTGCGCAGCATCTAAATCAATAATCGAAGGAATTGCATTTATAAATAATGGTAATTCATTTCCATTTCCACCAAGAGAAAGTTTGATTGCGCTTCCTGTTTCAAGGAGGTACCAAGACCCATATCCATCAAGCCATTCTTCACTTGGCAATTTTCCTTGTTTATATAGTAAATATCCTCTTTGAATATCTTTAGGAAACATTTTTAATACTTTCATTCTGTATCCAACATCATGAAAAACATCATCAAAATATCTCATATTAAATTCAATAGCAGGTAGGTTATTTACCATAAAACGACTGCGGCAATATCTTGCAGGAAGTTCCTGGAAAATAATGCCCTCTTTTCCTTCAATCATGATACCATAATACACGCCATCTCTAATTACATTTAAAGCAATCTGCCCACACACTCTTTTTATGTATGAATTATCTAAATAATTTAAAAGTTTTGAAAATTCTTGACGAACTTTATCCTCTTTTTTCTCTTCTTCAAAATATGAATCATCATATATTTCTGGAGAAACATACCAATCATATCTGAACATTGTTGCAGCATAATTTACAACTTTTTGATAAATACCACTGTTTTTATAAAACCAACGAGAAATTTCCCGCATCTCTTCTACATCTCCAGAAGCTAATGCGCGAACAACAACATCTCTACGCGCCCATTGCGCACTTCTATTATATCTACGATATTTGTTATATCATCCTATATCCAATATCGCATCTTCAAGGGTCTTAACACCGACCTTAATCTTTCCATATTCGGTTTTAGAGTTGTCGTTCATGTCAAAACCCATTTCATGAATACTTTCCTGTCTTGTCATAAACCCTCCTAATAACCAGCTCTGTGCATAATATAATCATAAGAAATCAAGTTTTCATCAGTATAAGGAATTTCAATTAAATTAAGACCATTCATTTGACAAAATCTTCTTTTCTTTTTGTCATTATGCTGTTGCTGAAAGAGACCCTTTTTTCCTCCAAATTTACTTCTTGGTTCATAATGTTGTATACCTTGATATTCAATGATAAAATCAATGTTACCATCATCATCAAATATAACAAAGTCAAAGCGAAGAGGTCGCCCATTTTCACTGTTTAAGCCTTCAAAAGATACTTCTTCTTTAAATGTTAAACCATTCATTTGAAGAATTTCTTCTATCTTTATCTCTGCCTTTGATGCTCTCATAAAACTCCTCCTCTCTTCTAGTTAAAGAAATTCCATTCAGCTGCATTGAATTTCTTTTTTCTCTTTTTATTATCTTCTTCTTGTTTTATGTAATATAATCCATATTCTAAGCTTGAAACCTTATCTTTTTCAATTCTTCTGTTTGCTCTTTTTAAAATGATATTAATTCCCTCATTTTCTTCTCGAAGGTTTAAAAGTTCCTCTTTTAATATAGAAGTTAAGGTAAATGGTTTTAAATATTCTGCCCTTTCTTCTGAAGTCATTGCTTGACCTTTTTTCTCATTTAATAATTTTGCTTTAGCAATTCTTTCATCAATTAGAACTTGCAATTTTCCAGATGAGATTTGTACCTGTAAGTTTGTATGCGCTTCAGTATTTAAAGCCGCATTGGCTTTTATAACATAAATTGCATCATGCTCAGTTATGTCTGTTTTATATTTTCTATAAAAGCCTTCATCATCATTTGCAACCCCAAAATCTGGTCAAATTTGACCTGTGTCAGGATCAATTTGTCTCTTTACCATATAATCAAGCAAGCCTATGCCCAGACCATTACCGTCGAGCGCAATCATTCTTGCTTTATATTTATAATATAAATCTTTTAGTCGTTTTGCCTGGTCTTCAAAATGCGCATCAGACAATGTTTCTATATTTACAAGTTTTTTAATAGCTGGCCCAACGGTTTGAGGAGTAACTTTTATGACAGTAATAACGGTGTCACAGCCTTTTCTTCCAACATCACAACCTAAAACATAATAAGCTGAAGAAGAACTTCTTCCAGAGTGTTCATATTCTGGCATTTTTATTGTTCTACATCTATCAAAAGCTTCTCCACTAAAAAATGCGTCTTCAGAAGAACCTGACCAAATACTTTCATATTCTCGACCAAAAGAAGCTTCATTATACGTACCATCTTGTTTTAAATCTCTTACGAAGTTCTTATCAAGAAGTTTTGATAAAACTGGAATACGCCATGTTCCACCTAGAACAATAGCTTTACCAGGTTCAGACACCATTCATACTAGAAGCTGAATTAGTTTGTCATACGCAAACGTGCTTCGCCACCCAGCTGTAGTAATATAAATTTGGCTCTTGTTTACAACTTCTTCTGGGTGAACAGAACCATCTCTTGCCCTTCTGGATATATTCATGGTTGGCAAAATGACTGTATTTAAAATTTCTCCATCTACGCCAACGCACTCTTCTATTGTTCCACCAGTTCTACGTCTACCTCTGGAAGATTCTCTTGCCGCAATATTATCAAAAAAAGCTCCTCCTTTAAACTGGTAGTGAGCATAGTCTTTTCCTTCTTTTGTGGAATTTGAATCTCCTCTTTTTCTAACTAATTCTCTATTAAAGGCTGGAATAAGAGTACAAATTTCCTGAACTTTTTCTTTCATAATTGATGCACTCTGTTCTTTCCCTCCCGAGGTTACGAAGAGTTTTGCATCTGGGTATAAGATACAACGCACCATCTGAACTAGTACGGTAAGGAACGACTTCGAATACGCTCTGGGGAATGTCATGTATACGTACTTATAACGAGCAGCGGCACGAAGGAATACTCGTTGATAGAAGAACAAGTGCAATCCATTGGCTGGAATTTCCCCGTCTGCGCCAGTCTGCATAAAATCTATAAACATATCTGGATATTCTCGCCAATAGGCAATATACTGACGAATAACCGGCATAGCTTGATCTAAACGTTCTTTAGACAAGCCCATTTTTCTTCTTGACTTTGCGGATTTTGTTAAGTTTATTAAATTATCTGAAATTTTAGATTCTAAATCTTGTTCGAGAATGTCCTGTAGTGCCATTATGCTGCGTCTCCTCTCGTGAGCGCGTCCATGTACTTATCATCCTCTTCGCGCAATCTATCTTCAAAATCCCTAAAATCCGAAAAATCTTTATCTGTTAAGAGATGTTCGCCACCATCATCTCCAAATAATTCTGCTTCTAAATCATCTGCTTCAGTGTCAGTAGAAGCTTCGTTTTCTTTATCTTTAATAATCTGATTAATAGCCTGTTCAAGCATATCAGAAAGTGCTCCCTCAGAGTCTACTAAATTTTTAGTATAGCTTTGCATATCTTGAAGAACTCTATCCACCTTGTCTTGAGGCCCATCAACGTAAAACCTTGGTATGTAACCATAGGATTCCGCAAGAGCAACAATCTCAGAGACAGAATCAATACCATCTTCTTCTCTTTCTTTATTTTGAATGGCTTGAAAATTTCCAGACTTCATTAAATCATTATATGCTTTGCTCATTTTCTGAAATCCTTCGACATCAGACATGTCAATAAGTTGATCCATTTTTAATGAGGTCTTACAAAGTTTCTTTAAGGTATCTAAATGTCCCGCTGTTTGAATGTCATAAGAATCCATCATGTCATTCCATAATCTTTCCATTTGAATTCATTCAGATTGTTTATAAGCGGGACCCCACTTAGTCCGCAAATATTTTATGTCATCTTCTGTTAAACCAAAATCTTCTTCTGGCTCTGGCGCCACAAGAGAAATAGTATCTTGTTCTTGGAATGCAGCGGGCTTCTCCAGGATGGCCGGAGCTATCTCGCCATCGTCCGGTATCCCAGCGGCTTCGCGCAAATCTCCCTCTGGAATATCCAGTTTTCTTTTCTGCAATTCCGCGTCTATCTCTTGTTGAGTTGCATCCTGTGCGCGCATAGTTTCTATTATTTTGTTATTTGTAATTTGTTGGATATATTCGGTATCTGCCCAGCGCCATTCTTTATACTGGTTAAGATTCATTTTCGCCAAATATCTCCCTAAAATAGTTACCCCAGTTACTTTGCGCGGGTCTTTGCCGTACTTAGCCAAGAGCTGGTTCCACTCCGAAGGGACATACGGCACATCAGCTTCTTGAAGAATCCAGAGAAAAGTTCTGGAATCTCAGTTGTCAACATGCCGAGTTAAACAATCTTTACATTCTGTCAAACGCCCTGTTGGATATTTTTCCAGATTGCGAGATTTGTAAAACTTGTCCTCTGCGAGGGTCCGACCGCACTTAGGGCAAAAATGTTTTTCCTTTATCGGCATTTTATTTTCCTCCTTTTCCTTTTTTGTTGCGGCATTCTTTACAGATGGAATAAAGTCCATCCTTTGCCGTTTTATTCTTTGAAAAGTACTTAGGTATTGCTAATTTAATTTGCCCACAACGAGAACATTTTTTATATGTACCTTTTTTTTCGTTTAGGTAATATCAGTCCAGGTATAGGTCTTCTGCTTTTGAGGCAATAATTGCTGGAATTTTTTTTCGCCAAAGAGAAGAGATATATTCTACAGAATAATGGATTCCAAATTCTTCTTCAAGAGCAGATTGAATTTCTGAGTTGCGCTTGCCGTCAACTTTGAGTTCTACTAATCGGTAGTAGAGTGGATGGGGCTCTAAAGCGAGTCCGGCCACGTTATCAAAGTCCAAGAGAAGAAGTCAAAGATCGGATTCTGGTCTGCCGTAAGCTGATTCTACTGCTTGAGAATAGTTGCAGAGGATGGCGGAGCATACTTTTGGATTTAAAAGGGAAACTCCATGCGCGGTTATGCCTTGGGGAGTTACCAAGACTTCCTCATCTAAAGGAATATCGTGCGTCGAGCGCACTTTATGGTTAGATTGAATAACAGGTTTAAACGCCATCTTTATATCGAACTGATCTTTTCTCGTTGCAATAAGAGCTTTCTTAGCTATGAATTTGTCTATTCCCTCGGATTTTTTTACCATATCATCTCAGAAAGCTATTGATTTTTGCGTTTCGCGCAACTCTGGAATATCTTCTAAGTCTTTTTTAGTTATTTTAGGTGTAGGATGAAGGATTGCGTGGCGATTTGATTCAGCGAGATTATAGATGCCATCTTCGCCATTCTCAAATTGAGCGGCTAATCCTTCAAAGGAGGTTTCGTTTTTTCTTATTGTTGCGAGACGGTTTTCTGCTAAAGTTTGACGTTCTTTTTTTTCTACTGCTGTTATTATGTAATTTGCTAGTATCTCCAGATAGTATCTATTGGGGTTGGGGTTTTCTTCTAAAATCCTAGAAACCAAGTCCCTTCTTTCTTCTGGAGAGTCTATTGTATAGTCAAGTTTTAACATTTTTGGCCTCTCTTTCAAAAATATTATAACAAAAATTTTAAGAGTTAGGGGTTTAGAAAAGGTTGGAGATTATAAATAGATCGTTATCAGGCTCAAATGTAATTTGAGTCGAAGAGAATACGTGGCGATTCCCAATCGTTCTAAAAAAAATATGACATCCCAAAATATACCCGCCCATAAAATATAAAATCTACATACGTATTATATTTTTTATGACAACGCAATAAAAAAACAGTCCCGTAAAATTTAGAAAAATTTTTTTAACAAATTGCATAAAAACGCTTGCATTGTATGACTGTTTGAGTATAATAATAAGTGAAAGGAAGCTTTAATAAAAAGCAAGAGGTAAAAATCATGACAAACTTATATCAAAAGGCATTAGAACAATTCAATCAATGGAACGGAAAAAACGCAAACGTTCATACTGATTTAATCACATTAATCATTGCTTATATCGATGACTTGAATGGTACTAACCATGAAGAAATCGGTTACTGCTACCATATCAATAGATGGGTAGATGAGCTTTATTAAAAGGAATGTTTCACGTGAAACATTCTAACCAATGACAAGACATAACAAGCTTGTCATTGGTTAGAACGCTTTACATAAAGACGTTCTATAAAGGCTTAAAGAGGAGGCAATTATGAAACACTTAATCACACTAGACTATGAATATAACAGAGGTTTATTCTATAGTACAATCACAAGAGACGTTAACGAGTTTAACGCTTATGTTAAAAGCCATAATGATGTTGTATTAGTAGGTTACAATATTATGGTAGATTTGCACAAGTTAGGCATTGATAGAAACACTGTTAAATACATTGATGTCTATGAGATGTTTGTTAGATTTGTAAGAATCAGCACTTATAAAGACACACAAAAGAAGCTTAACAAGAATGGTAAACCATCTTTAAAGCTTGGAGATGTTTGCAAATGGGCAGGTATCACATTGGTTAAAGCTCATGACCCACGCTATGATGCTGAAGCAACACTTGCATTATATCATTGGCTTGTTGCTCATGGTGTAGAAACACGATACAATCAAGTAGTAAACAATTTTAAGATTTGGGCTTAAGCTCAAATCTTAAATCTTGGGTACAATAGAAAGAAAGAGGAGACACAGAAAATGACACTAACAGAGAACTATGCAAAAGCTTTATTGGCGATGACAGATGACAACAACTATGACTTAAACGCACACTTTCACTATGAACACAGATTGATTGACTTATACTTTGGCAACGACTATGCAGAGCAAATGTATGGCAACGCTTATCTTCAAGCAATTGAAGAAGGTTGTCAACTTGCTGAAGACATTCTTGAATTCTTTGAAGAAGAAGACTAAGTCTTCTTCTTCTCTTCAAAGCTAGAGAGTGCACTTATTGGCCATGCGTCGGCGGCGCGGCGGAGGCCTCTGCATTGGGTGAGGACTCGCGCGCCGCCGAGTTAGTCAAGGCTAACCTTAGACCAATTTGGTCTATCACAAGCTAAAGAGTTAGTCAAGACTAACTTTCCTAAAATAGTTAGTTGCAACTAACTTAGACCAATATGGTCTAAACCAGTTTGTCAAGACTAACCTTCACTTTTTAGTTAGTCAAGGCTAACCATTAATTACCTTAACTAAATGGTTAGTTAGCCTTAACTAATTGTAAGAAAAAGTAACTTTTTAACAGTTAGTCATAACTAACCAAAAAAGTTTTAAAATAGACCAACTTGGACTAAAAAGTGATTGACTTTTTTAAATGGATGATATATAATTTAATCAGATAAAGGGAAAGAGGAGGAACCCCATATGAAAACATCTGAACAATTTAAGAAGGATTATTGGACATTACAATGCACTTATAGAGAAGGATTATTCATGGCTGAGCAGTGGTATTTGGCGCACGGCAACGAGAACAAAGCTGGTGAAATGGGAAGACGTCAAGTAGCATTGAATAGATATTTAAGGAACCTTGACAAAGCAATTGACTTGGCATTTTGGTTTAACCGCAAGCCCGTAGAATTAAATTAAAGAAAAATAAAATAGACCCCTAAAAAAGGGGTTTTTGATATTGATTTTTGAAAATGGTATGGTATAATATAGTTAGAAAAGGAAGGTTAAGACTATGACCGTATCAATATATAAATTAGAAATAGAATTTTTTGAAACAACAGAAATAATGAAAATGGTTTTCACTAATGAGATTGAAGCCCTGGTTGAATTAAAAAGAATTCAAAAAACATTTGATTTCACAATTAAAAATTTTAAAATTACTAAAACAAGAATTTAAAAAAGTCTCTTCTTGAGACTTTTTTACTTGACTTTTACAACAGTATCCCGTATAATATAATCAGAAAGAGGGGTAAGAAAAGAAACCCCAAGAGGAGAAAAGAAAAATGAAAAACTTAAAAGAAAAATTTGAATTGAACAAAAAATATCACTTTGAATTAAACGATTTAATTAGCTTAATTTATATCATCTGCGCAATTGGTATTATCACCGGACATAACATGAATTATCTGTTTCTCACAGGCTGTTTAATTAGTTTATGTTATAGTTTAACGGGCTCCCGTATTAATTTGATTTGTTTAAATTTAGCAATGGTTGCTTTAAATCTATTCTATGTACTGAGATAATATCTCAGTTTTTTTATTGATATCCGTATAAAAAAATGATATAATATAAATGTAAAAAGAAGGAGACCCCATAAAATGAAAAGACGTTTTTTAAGACCATCAATCCAACTAACCATTGAAACAGTATCTATTCTTATTTTATTTTTCTTAGCTTGTGTGAATGATTTTTCATTGAAAAGTATTCCATTTTTGATTTTGATTTCATTTATTTTAATTTTAAATGGTATAATTTTAAAAAAATATGGAAAAGACTATTGACATTTTGAAATGAAATCCGTATAATAAAGATGTAAAAAGAAAAGGAGATTTTAAAATGAAATTCCACATCATTAGAGAAGACATAACCACTGTTACAAAACACCTTGAACTTGAAATTACTCCAAATTTAATTAAAAAAATAAATAAAGAGTTAAAGAAACGTATTCCCCTCAATCCTGAAAAATGGTCTAGTAATCAAGAAGATATGGTATATGACTTCTTGCTTGAAAATCAAGACATGTTTACTGAATTAAAAAATTTAGAGGTAACAGATTACGATAAACAAATAAATTATGCAGATTTTGATTAAAAGAGGGTTGACACCCTCTTATTTTTGTGATATACTAAAGATAGAAAAAGGAAAAATTTAAAATGAAAAAATTTTTAAAAAATGCTTGACAAAATTTTGATTTCATGTTATAATAAGGTTTGCCGCCCCAGCTGCGGGGATCTTTGTGCCACGACCAAAGCAGCTGGGGCGAATTTAAAGTATATCACATCCCGGCAACTTTTGTCAAGACTTTTTTGTAAAAAATTTTTTATAAAAAAATCCCAAAATTTTGTTGACAAAAGACAAAGTCAATGATATATTATAATCAGAAAGAGGGACAAGACAATGAAAAAACAAAAGGAACTTATCAGAGCAGTTTGCTACAAGACAGTAGAACCAACAGTTTATAATAAAGGCACTCAATGGGAGACAGCATGTGATGAATTTTTAGCTTATCTAACTTATGAAACTTTTGAACATGTTCAAACTGAATGTGAAAGATTAAACATTGAAAAACCAAGCACTCTGTGGAATGGTCGTGAAATTGATTGGACACAAATCGCTTACTTTTATGTAATTGAACAAGAAGATTAAAATTTCTTGTTGACAATAGAAGAAATCTAGTATATAATAAAGATGTAAAAAGGATAAGGAGAACACAGCATGACAAACTTTTATTTCTTAGATACAACGGATGGAACAGCTGAAATTATTCAAGCCATTTGCGTTGAAACTGCTTGGGAGCTGCTTTGTGACATTTACGGAACTGAATACGTAGAAGACAACATCATTCAGGTTGAAAAGTTTTAGGAAAAAGTCCTTGACTTTTTCCTAATCTTCAACTATAATATAATCAGATAAAGGAGCTAAGCTCCAAAGGAGGAAAACAATATGTTAAAAGAAATCAAAGAAATGCTGAAATGGTTAGGTAAGGATGTTGAATGGCGAATCGTTCCTCAGCGTGGATTTACAATGGTCTACATTGACACCAACGATTTCATTGGTTTCGATGAAGACTGGGGTGAAAAATATCGTGATGTAGATTATACAAAAATCTACTGCGCTAAAGAGCTTCTTAAGCATGAATCAATTGAGTGTGATTGTTCTGACATGTATGAATGGTATCATTTCTCTGACTGCTCAGTTTGCTGGGGTGCTACTTCATATGACATTTAAGAGTCTGCCAAGGCTCTTTTTTGTTTGGCGCCCCCTTCACGCCCATGTCAGCTGAAGGGGGCGAGTTTGTCAAGGCTAATTTTTACCAAATTTTTAGTCCAAAACGGTCTATTGCCAAAGTTCGCACTTTTTCCTGTTAGTCACAGCTAACTAGTTACATAAAAGTTACATACGGTTTCTGTTGACTTCTTATTATGTAACTGCTATAATATAGACAGATAAAGAGGAGGACATAACAATGAATAAAACTTTAGTATTTGATATGGATGGAACTTTAAATAATTTCTATGGTGTAGATGGATGGCTGAATGATTTAGAAAACGAAAATACTAGACCTTATGAAGTATGTGAACCTTTATGGGATATGAAAGCTTTAAAGAACGTTTTAGTAGAATTAAAGAAAAAGGGGTGGAAAATAGCCATTACAACATGGCTTGCAAAAAACGCTACAAAAGATTATGACAATGCCGTTAGAGTTGCAAAATTAAATTGGTTAGAAAAATATGAGTTTCCATATGATGAAATCCATTTAGTAAAGTATGGAACTACAAAAGCAAATTGCACTAGAAAAAACGGTGGTTATCAAATTTTAGTAGATGATAATGATAAAATTAGAAAAGGTTGGAAAATGGGACATACCATCAACCCAACAGAAGAAAACTTAATTGATAGATTAAACGAATTAAAACAAAGCAAAATTATATAAAAAAGAGATTGACAAATCTCTTTTATTTTTATATAATATAATCAGAAAAGAGGTAAAAAAAATGATGGTAACATATCTTGAATTATTAGAAATGGAAGAAAAGGGAACTCAGCCGGAAAGAGTTTTTTATAACGATTCTGTATATCGATGGGACAATGGATACTTTCGGAAGGGTAGAGAACATGAGCCTTATGAGTCTTATTCTTTGCTTGGCGATGTTTCAAGAGAATTTGACCCTATTGAATTAATAACTAAAAATATTATTGAAATTATTGATTGACAAAAGAAAAAAGATATTGTATAATAAAGGCAGAAAAGAGGTAAAGAATATGATTAGTTACTTTGAATTATTAGAAATGGTAAAAAATGAAAATCCGCCAAAAAAAGTTAAATTTGGAGAATTTGTTTATTTCTGGGATGAAAATTATAAAGAATATGATTTTGAAGATGAAGATGAAAATTGTTGTACCCTTATTGAAGATATTATAGAAGAAAATGTAACTGAAGGTAGAATGATTTTTAGTAAAAATATTGAAATTATTGATTGACAAAAGAAAAAAAATATTGTATAATAAAAATGTAAAAAGGATATAGAAAATTTCTAACGCAGGGCTTGCCATTTTTCCTCCTCCTTTGGGCAAGGCTCCTGCTTTTTTATTTGGCGTTCCCTGTGCGCGCGTCCTTGGCACAGGGAACGAGTTTGTCAAGACTAACTTCCACGACATTTTTTTAAATTTTTTCTTGACAAACAAAAAATTTTGTGCTTTCCCAAAATTTCTATTTGACAACTATTAAAAAATAATATATAATTTATATAGAAATAAGGAAAGTAGAGGAAAAAAATTTATGACAAAAGAAACAGTTACAATTGTTACACTTTCAACAGAAGAGGTTCAAGCTATTCGTACCGTATATAAACTCATGATAGATTTTTGTGAGGACATTTGTGATTGGGACTATTACCATCACTATATTCAAAGCGTTAATAATGAAAAAAGAACAATGGATATGAGAAATCTTGAAACGGTAGGAGGATTTTTAGAAGATTTAACGGAATTTATTTTTGATGATAATAAAATTCAAATTGTTGAGAAATAGGGGTTGACAAAACCCCTCTCAATATAGTATAATTTATACAGATAAGGAAAGAGAGGAAAAAATAATGGACATCACAACTAGAACTGAAGTAAATTTTAACGCAAGAGATAAAAGAGCCATTTTTGCAACCTGGGCATTAATTGCTGATTTGGATGACACTATCCCGGACGACAAAGAAATTCTTGAAATTAACCCTCAAACTGCTGAAATCGTTGAGGAAATAACAAAAGACGAATTGAAACAAGCTCGTAGAACACTGATTAAACTTGTAAGAATAGACCACGATAAATTAATTACTGAAATTTGGTAAAAGGGGTTGCAAAACCCCTTACCATCTGCTATAATAATTATAGAAAAGGAAAGGTGATAAAAATGGAAAAATTTTATATGGTTCATAGTGGTTTAGACCTTGGGTTCTTCATTTTCTTTAAAGACTATCAAAAAGCTTGGGATTTCTGCATTGATGGAAATACTGAAATTTATTTTAATGAAACTGGTGAAGAAGAAGTTTCTGATGAAGTGATTGCCGAGTTAACAAAAGATACCTATAATGATTACTACCATATCTACGAAGAAAAATTTTCAGATGATTAGTCCAAAATAAACTTGCTTGCGTTGCCGCTGACCTTGCGGCAACCTCTTGCTATCGTCCAGCCGCAAGGTCAGCGTTTTTTAATTATATCACATTTTCAGCTTTTTGTCAAGACTTTTTTCAACAAAAATTTTTTAAACTTTTTTCCCGAAATTAGTTGACAAATTTAAAAGAATAGCTTATAATTTAATCAGAAATAAGGAAAGCGAGGAACTTAAAATGATGAATTACTTATTTGAAACTGAAGACGGTTATACTTTCTATGTACAGGCTGAGGATATCCACGAAGCTGTTCATATCGCATTAGAAAACGGCTTGCGCGATTTCTCTTACATTTGCACTGATACCGATGAGGTTGCTGAAATGTGGGGATATGATACCTACTAAGGGGAAATGAAAATTTCCCCTTGACACCTCAACAGAAAAATGATAGAATAATTATAGAAAAAAGGAGAAACAATATGACAAATAAAGAATTAATTAATATTTTGCAAACTATGCCATTAGACGCAGAGGTTTATACTAGAGATATAGATTATATGAAAATTCCACTTACAGAAGAAGATATTTATCTTATTTCAACAAGAGATTTATCCAACACAAAAAGAGAAACGATTCTTATGATTGAAGGAATAATCTTTGAATAAGAGGTGATAAAATGAGGACATTACTTTTAGTATTTATTATAATGACAATTAAAACACAAAAGATTGAAATGAAAAAATACATGTTCTTAAATCAAAATTTCTAAAAAGGGGTTGACTTTCAGCCCCTTCCATGATAAAATATAATCAGAAAAGGAAAGGTAAATACACAATGGATGAAATAATCGTTTTACTTATGTTCGCATTATTTGCTATTTTATATATATTCGGGTATGTTCATGATTTCATTTTTTGGTTATGTGATAAAAGAGAAGGAAAAAGAGGTAAATAAAATGAATCAATATTTTTTCTTAATTCGTGAATATGAAACTGCAGGTTATATGTTAGAAGCTGAAAATTATCGAGAAGCAAAACAAAAATTCTTTGAATATATTGATAAAACAAATTTTTTAGAAAAACATTTAGGATACCACCATCACGAAAAAATAGATAATAATATTTACGTGAAAGAATTTATTCCAGTTGATTTTAAAAAAATTGATTAAAATATAATAAAAGAGGTAATAAAAATGAATAACTATGTATTTTTAGATGAAGAATCCGAAGATGAATTTTATATCGTTTATGCTGATACATTAGACGAAGCTAAAAATAAACTCATTTACTCTTTAGCAGATGAAGGATGGACTAAAGAAGCTATGGAACATCAAAAAGGTTGGTTTGATTGGTATTATAGAGAATTAAAACTTAAAAAAGTTTTAGAATAAGGTTGACAAAGTCTAATCTTTATAGTAGAATATAATCAGAAAAGAAAGGAAATAAAAACAATGTGGGGAGACGAATTACATCAATATTTATTTTTAGACAGAGATTCTTTTAGAGAGGATGAGGTTGTTGTCATTATGGCTGAAAATCGTTCAACGGCAAGTGACAAAATGATTGAATATTTAATGGAAAAAGAAGGCTATGATGAAGATGAAGCTAAAGACGTTTTTTATGACTGCTACACAGAATTAACAATTAGAAAAATTTTAAAATAATGGGTTGACAGAAGTCAACCCATATGGTAATATAAGAATGTAAAGAGAGGTGGATAAAATGAAAGTAAGGGAGTTGATTGAAGTATTAGAAACATTAAAACAAGATGAAGAAATCCTTATCAATGGTGAAAGCGAACCCTTTTGTGAAGTTATGATTGAAGAAATTACCTTTAGATTCACAAGAAATGAAGAAATGAAAACTTGCTATTTAATTGAGCCAGATGAAGATTATTAGTCTATTTTGGACTACTTGCGCTTGGCGCTCCCCTGGCGCACGCATTTTATGCCAGGGGAGCGAATTTGTCAAGACTAACTTCCTACCAATTTTAGACCAAAATGGCTATTGACAAATAAAAAAATTATGCTTCCCAAAATTCCCTCTTGACAAACAAATTTTTTTATGCTTATGTGAAATTCCCTATTGATTTTTATAAAAAATTAGTATATAATTTATATAGAAATAAGGAAGAGAGATAAAAAATCCTCTGAAAGATTTCTAAAAAAAGTATTGACAGATTTTAAAAAATCTGATATACTTATAATGTAAAGAGAAATAGAAAAAGCTCCTTACAAAAAAATCTTTAAAAAATACTTGACAAATAAAAAAGAATCAAGTATAATAAAGATGTAAAAAGAAAAGAAAATTACTAACCTTTAGATACGGGAAAGGGAATTTTCCTCCTCCTTTCATCCCTTTCCCCTTTGATTAGATAATTAGTATTGACAAGAGATAAAAAATCTGCTATACTAATTATGTAATCAGAGGAAACTCTGAAAGGGTTCTGAAACGAGTGTTTGAAAGTTTTCACGCTCGTGAGGTTTCTATCCCTAAAAAGAATTAAACCAAAAAAATGGAAAAAACTTTCAAAAAAAAAGTATTGACAGATTTGAAAAAATCTGTTATACTAAAGATGTAAAAAGAGTTACTTGGGTAAAAACAAGACCGAAAGGATAAAAGACAGTTCCACGCTGGGAGTCATGCCCCATGAAACAGAGATTCTATGAGAGTGGTGGGTGAATCGAAAAATTAAAACTCTTTTCTACGCAAAATGAGGGATGGGCAACTGAAAAGCCGAAGCCTCTATAAATATAAGGACATTTTCAGAGGTTGCTTTCTGCCTAAGATGAAAGCCCATGAAAAGAAAAAACTCTGTTCCACATGGTTAAAAAAGAAAAAAGCATAGATTGCGCAATCGAAAAATTTTAAAAAAAAGAGTTGACAGACTCTAAAAAATCTGTTAAAATAAAGATGTCAATAAGGAAAGGTTAAAAGGTGATGACATGGAAAACAAATTAACTTACAACGTAGCTTTAGAACAGGCAATTGAGGCAGTAGGACGTGATACTGAAACAGGAATGAAATTAGTAGCCCTTCAGGAACAGTTAGCGCATAAAGCTGGAACTCGCAAACCGAGAATCAACCAAGCTAAGTTAGATTTAGCTGAAAAGGTAACTGAAATTATGGAGGTTGGAGTAGCGTACCGTACTTCCGAGCTTGCTGAAATCCTTGAGGTGAGCACTCAGAAACTTGCGCCAGCCTTAAAGGTCGCAGTTGAAAAGGGTACTGTTGAAAAAATCGTTGAAAAGCGAGTAGCTAAGTACCAGCTGAAAGCAGAATAGGTAGCCCAAAAGGGGCTACCCTTTTTCATATGATTGGCGGTTGGTCTGCGGTCGCCTCTTTGCGCAGACCAACCGAAATCTACATTGTATCACATTCATACTCTTTTGTCAAGACTTTTTTAAAAAAATATTTTTTAACTTTTTTCCTAAAATTAGTTGACAATTTTAATATAATAGCATATAATATAATCAGAAAGAAGAGGAAAACATATATGGCTAATAGAAAAGAAACAAAAAAAGCTTATCAAATTGTGTTAGAAAATTTAAAACAAACTCCACTGTTTTGTGGAAAATATGATGCTTTAAATGGTAATATCAATTTTATGTATGGTATTAGAACAGTGATGGAAATTATAGCTTTTAATGCCGGAGAATTTGAAAATTTTGAAAGTAAATTTTCAGAAAATTTGCTTGACAGCTTAATAAAAAGTGGTATAATAGAATCAGAAAGAGGAGGAAAATAAAATGAAAAATAAATTATATGAAAAGAAAAAAGCCATTGTAATCAGAAACTATTTCAATAAAGATTGCACTGTTGACGATTCTATTAAAGAAGCATATAGGAAAGGATTTGAACGTGCTTTAGAAATTACCTCAAGAAAAACGAAAAAATCTTAATTTAGTCCAATTTCGGACTATTTTTTTTATTTGTCGGCGTCCAGTCGAGCGCATTATACGACTGGACGCCGAAATTTTATTGTACCACATCCACCAATAGTTTGTCAAGACTAACTTGATTTTTTTTATTCATATGAAAATCCTAAAACCCTTTGCTATACTTTTTTGATATATGAAAAGCTTTCCTATACTTTTTAAGTATTAGACAGTTTTAAAAAAATAGTATATAATTATATTGTAAAAAGGAAAGGGAAATAAAGAAAAATCCCACTGAAAAAAATATAAATTTCCTCTTTACAAAAGAAAAATAAAGTGTTATAATAAAGACACAAAAGGAAAGGTAAAAGGTGATAAAATTATGACAAACGAAAAAATGACTTACGCAGTAGCTTTAGAAAACGCAATCAACGCAGTTGACAACGCAGAGGTTAAGGAAAAATTAACTGCTCTTAAAGAACAGTTAGCGCACAAATCAGCTAACCGTAAACCTCGTGTAAATCAGGCAAAACTTGACCTTGCCGAAAAGGTAGTTGAGGTTATGGAACCTAACACTGACTACCGTGTTGCTGAACTTGCTAAAATGCTTGACGTGTCTACACAGAAATTAACTCCAGCTATGACTGTTGCCGTTGAGGGTGGACAGATTGAAAAGCATATCGAAAAGCGTGTAGCTCTGTATCGCTTAGTCTAATCGGAGAGGGGAACTTCCCCTCTTCATATGAAAATCAGAAATCTTTAGCTTGCGTTGGGCGCCGCCTTGACGCACGCTTTTTCACGTCAAGGCGGCGAGTTTGTCAACACTAACCTTTCAGCATTTTTAGTCCAAATTGGACCTTGACAAAAAGAATTTTTGTGCTTCCCAAAAATAATGCTTGACAAATAAAAGTTTTGTGCTTATCGAAATTTTTTGTTGACATTTTTTTAATTATCCCTTATTATAGAATCAGATAAAGGAGGTACACAAAATGTTTGGTGTGTATATTGAAGACGTCTACGGTGATGTAGAATTAACAGATGATTTATGTTATATTTATAATGGCGCATTTCATATCGCTTTTGAAAAAAATCTTGACTTGCTTAAACAAGATGGAGTTGAGAATCCGGACTATGAGGTTGTGAGCAAAATCACAAGCGATTCAAGCCTTATTTATTTCTATCATGTTTACGAATACAATGAAAAAGATATAATTTTTAATTAAAAAAGGGTTGACATCTCAACCCTTCCATGATACAATATAGACAGTTAAAGGAGATAAGAAAAATGAGAACACCAAGAAATATTATGATTTTAGACACTGAAACAATCGGAACGTTTGGTTCCCCACTTGTACACGATTTAGGATATGTAGTTTTATCAAAAGGTGAAATCGTTTGTAAAAAACGATTCTTAGTAAAAGAATTACATGTCAACGGGAAGTGGATTTTAGACACTTCCGACTTCTACCAAGGCTACAAAAAAGACTATGCAAAAGCTCGTAAACAAGAAATGGTTTTAAACTTTAGCGAAATCTTAAAAGAGTTATGGTTTGATGTGCGCAAACATAATGTATCCTGTATTGGCGCATACAATCTTCAATTTGATATTAAAGCTATTAAATATAGTGAAGAATTCTTCTGTCATTCTCAAAAGACAATTTCAAAAATTGAAAAGAAAAAATTACTCTGCTTATGGAACTTAGCTTGTAATACTGTTGGACAGACTGCTCAATTTGTTCAATGGGCATATGAAAATGGTTGCATTTCAGAAAAGGGAAATATTTCCACAAGTGCTGAAACAATGTATAGATACATTACAAATGATGTTGCTTATATTGAATGTCATACGGCATTAAATGACGCTTTGGATGAATCAGAAATCTTTAAGTATATTAAAAAACACTTCAAAGGCTCTTGCGATTATGGTTTAAAATATTCCTGTTGGATGAAAGTACAAAAGAATAGAATTGATTAAAAGGGGTTGACAAAATCAACCCCTTATGATAGAATAATAATGTAAAAAGAAAGGTGAAAAGGTGATAAAAATGGGAATCTTTTTCTTCTATTGCATGGAAAACGCTAGACTTATTCAAGTTTTTGCTAATGATTATGAACAAGCAGAACGAAAATTAAAGAAGTATCTTCTTAATGAGTATTTAGAGGGAGATGAAAGCCAACTTGAAAAGCTTTACTGGGAATATTACAATTATGCAGTCATAGATGAGATTATACAATAGTCCAAAATGGACTATTTTTTTTGTATGCCGTCGGCGGCAGCCCTGCGCAATCATAAATGTTGCGTAGGGGCGCAGGGCTGCCGGGTTTGTCAAGACTAACTTTTAAAAAATTTTTGAAAAAAACAC